AATACGCTTTTCCCGGTTTTTCCGCGCATCGGCTGTTTTTGCTCTTGCCCGCAAAACACTGATGATCTAAGCCCTGTCCCCAGTCGGAGCGTAGCGCAGCCCGGTAGCGCACTTGTCTGGGGGTGCAGTTTCCTCGATCCGATATTCCGAATTATTTCATGCGTTTAGAGGCGTCGGCGGAATCTCCGGTGGAGGATTCAGTGGTGATCGTCGCAGCGCTCATGGCATCCATCCGGCGTTTGGCGTCGGCCGCCGTTACGTGGGCATAACGCATGGTGGTTTCGATGCTCGAGTGACCGAGGATCAGCTGCAGCGCGCGCATGTCGCCGGTAGCCCGCAGGAAGCGGGTGGCGAAGGTGTGGCGCAGATCGTGGAAACGAAATCCGATCACCTTGGCCTTCTTGCAGCCCCTCGCGAAGTGGCTGTTGAGCGCTTCCTCCTCGACGGGCGCCACGTCACCACGCCGGTGGTTGGCGGAGCCCCTTCGGATGATGTGGGTGAACACCCGCGCGTGGGCCCGAGGTAACGGCCAGAGCAGGGCGCGCAGCGCGGCAGAGAGCGGCACATGCCGCGTCTTGTCGCCCTTGCCGGTGATGACGATGTACTCGCCGTGCCAGTCGATGTGGCGCCATTCGAGATCCAGGCACTCGGCCATGCGGCAGCCCGATAGGAGCGAAAAGCGCGCGAGCTCACGGTAACCCGGTGCGAGCGCATCAAACAACGTCGTCTGCTCGTCGGCGGTGAGTTCGCGGATCACTTCCTGCGGCTCCCGAAGCATGTGATTCTTCCAGGTGATGCGCGGGACCGGCTCATCCCAGAGATCGCGGGCGCGGGTCATGACGGCACGCAGCCTTGCCGTCGCGGTGCGGTTCACGGTGGCCGGCGCCACCTTGTCGGCCCGGCGGCTCGCCACCATGGCAGCCACATCCTGATTGGTGATCGATGCCAGCAGACGGGTTTTGCCGAAATGACGTTCGAGCCAGGCGAGGTCGGTGAGGGTGCTGTCGGCGTTGGCGTGGTGCTGACCGGTCTCAAGCCAGTAGCGCGACACGGCAGCGCCGATTGTCAATCCGAGGGCCGATTGGCCTGCCTGTTTTCGGGCTTGCGCGCGGGCGTCTTCCTTAAGCCTAGCTTCTGTCCGTTCCGCTTCGCGCTTCGACGTTGCACCAGTATTTCCTGAATATCGGTGACCCCTGACCGTGAAGTCGTAGGACCATGTGTCTTGTCCCGGCCGTTTCCAGATCGACATTTGCGCTCTCCCACATAGGCCTCGATGTCGGCCGGATCGAATCTGCGCCGCGGCCGCTTGTCGCCGGCGCCCACCTCGACGAACGGCAGATCCCCGCGCGCAACAATCGCGTTGAGCGTGTCGATCGATACAGCAAGAAAGGCGGCCGCTGCGCGAGGTGTCAAGAGCGGGTTCATTCCAGCCGTGCCTCCTCGCCGTTGCGGCTGAGCACATCGAAGAAGCCGCGCCCATCCCTTCGCAGGGGCAGCGTGACCATACCGTCCTTCGGTACGGTGACCCGCGAATTGAGGTGCAGCGTCTTGACCCGAAACTGCGTAACCGACCGCTCCCGCCCCTGATAAAGCGTCAACAGGCCACCGTTCTCCTGCACGCAGTCCACAAGCGTGTCGCTGAGGATCTGTCGCTTCATGGCCTCGCGCAGGCAGGTCGCATACCGGTACACCGAACTTCGGTTGTCGACGCCATCGAGCACGAACCGGCAGACCGTGACCGGAATATCCGATCCCTGTTCGACGTAGCGCCGGCCCTTGCCCGCGTTGTTCTGGTTGCGAATATCGACCGAAACGGCGATTTCGTCGCGGAGCCTCTCCCTCAGCCCGTCGCGCTCCACCATTTCGCAGATGGCCAGGCAATCAGCGAGCAACCGGTACAGCTCGGCGTCCTTACGACGCGAAGGCACGCCCGCGCGAAGCGCCAGATCCCGCGCCGCGTGCAGCATATCGGCGAGGCCGGTCACGCGGGCACCCTCCTGATCGCGTTGCCGCTGGTCACCATGGTGTAGCCGTCCTCGAAGCGCACGCAGATCGAGTTCATCTTGCCGCGCGCGGTGACGGTGCAGATCTGGCCTTTGCGGCCCTGCCGGTTCCAGCGGTAGATGTAGCATTGATCTGTTGCGGCGGCGGTCATGACAGCGCCTTCGGGTATTGCCGAATCCTCAGGTCCGCCGGAACCATGTCGTAGGTAGGGCGGAAGGCGGCGACCTGCTTCATGAAAAATGCAACCGCGAATGCCGCGCAGTGATCGCGCGTCTCGCGTCCCCACTCAAGGTCAAAGGGACGATCATTCCATTTCGGGCCGCTCTTGCCGCCAAAAATGATCCAGTCGAGGCCGGAGTTGACGTAGCGCGGTCGCAGCCATCGCCTGAAGTCAATGCTTTCCTGCGCCGGCTCATAGCTGATGCCGACCCACGGGATGCCGAATCGAAGTTTGTATTCGAGCAGCCGCGGGACATCGCGATCGGCCTCGGCTTGAGTGACGACGGTGATCAGCACGCCGATGTGCTGCGGCCAGTTGACCTCCCAGCAAGGGAAAATCATCTTCGGCAGGTTGCTGATCCGCTTGGTGCAGATCTGCCATTTCAGCCGGTCGGTGGCTTCCATGACGCCCATATGATCGGCGCGCCACTGCGGGTCGACCTCGTTGTCGAACAGGTCACCCATGGACAGAGTGAAGACCCGGCGGTCACGTCCGTGCTCGGCAAGGAACTTGTCGGCGTTGCGCTGCCAGCGGTAGGGCTCGTTCCGCGTCGCCTCGGAGATCCGCCGGCGCGGCACGCCCGCACCCCAATGGTTCTCGCCTGTGCGCCTGTCGACACCCTCTGCATAGCAATGGTCACAGGCAGGCCCGACCTTGCTGCAGCCCCACCATGGATTGTGCGTGCTATCGGTCCAGGGGATTCCGGTTTCAGCAGCCATCGTCATCACTCCATGGTTCCAGCATGTAGCCGGGAAAATTCTGGATGCAGCCGGGATCATGGGCGAGGCTTATATTGTAGCCGTGCTCGCCCGTGGCCGGGTTGTCGTACTCGCCGCACACGGTGCCGCGAAACCGATAGGCGGGTGGGCGGCCGTCTGCGTGGGCCCGGCGCTGCACCCTGTCTCCACGTTTGAAATCCATCGGTTTGCTCCTCACCAGCTTCTGAGACCAATGTCGCGCGCGAAGGCTTCGTTGTCCGCTTTCTCGCGACGGCGTGTTTGATCGGGCGTTTCCGGGCGCTCCGGCAGATCCGTGAAATGGGTGTGGTAGCCGGGCCAGCCGCCGACGTCGAAGCGCGCGGCGGGCTGGGCTGCCTGGGTGTGACACTCGACGGTCATCCCACAGTCGAGCGGTGAGCCGACATAGGGCGCTTCTCCGAGCCACTTTCCGTCCTCGCCAAGCGCCCACCAGAGCTTGTCGCCCATGTCCTCGCGCCACTCGGCGATCGGTCTTGCTTTTGTCGCCATCTCTCAAGCCCTCATCGGCATCAGAACGAATGTCAGGGCGATCTCGTCGTCCTCGGCGTGCACCGGTTCGAAGCGGGCGGGGTCGCCGCCGCTGCCGAGGTGCACTGTGGCCGCGAGCGGAATGTGGGCCAGCATGTCGGCCAGGTACTTCGCGTTGAAGCCGATGGTCACGTCGGCGTCGTCATCGGCGGTCACATCCACCGTGTCCTGGCCTTCGCCGGCGTCCGGGTTGGAGACCGAGAGCTCGACGCTCTCGCGGGCCCAGACCATCCTCACCGCCCGGCCGCGCTCGCTCGAGATGATCGAGACGCGCTCGGTGGCGGCCAGCAGGGCGGCCACGTCGAAGCGCCAGCAGTTGGGGTTGCCGGCCGGGATCACCCGCACATAGTCGGGGAAGGTGCCGTCGATCAGCTTGGAGGCGATGCGGACCGCGCCGAGCTCGAAACTGATCTGGTTCTCGCTCACCTTGACTGACAGCATCGCCTGCTTGTCGCTCGCCGACAGCGCCTTCGCCAGCAGCCCGACCGTCTTGCGCGGGATGATGACGCCCGGCATGCCGGCAGCGTCCTGCGCGCCGGAATAGGTGGCCCGGGCCAGCCGGTGGCCGTCGGTTGCAACCGCCACCAGGTCGCCGCCTTCGATCGCGTGCAGGTAGACGCCGTTGAGATAGTACCGTGTTTCCTCGGTCGATATGGCGAAGCTCACCGCGGCGAGCTGGGCGGCGAACTTGGCGGCCGGAATCTCGAAGCTTGTCGACTGGCCCTCCCGTTCCACCAGTCGTGGCCAGTCTTCTCCGGGCAGGGTCTGCAACATGAAACGCGACCGGCCACAGGTGAGCGACGCCTGTCCGTGCGTGTTGGCTTTCAACGTCACCTCGGCCTTTGCCGGCAGCTTGCGCAGGATGTCGTTGAGCAGCGCCGCCGGCAGGGTGATCCCCTGTTGGGGCATGCCGGCGTACTCGATCATCGCGGTCACCGAGGTCATCACGTCGAGGTCGGTGCCGGAGACGCGCAAGCGGCCATTGTGGCCGGCGTCAAACAGCAGGTTGGCGAGCACCGGAATCGTGTTCTTGCGCTCAACCGGGGCCAGCGCGGTCTCGACCGCCGCCAGCAAGGCCTCGCGCGGCGCAGTGAGGGTGAAAGGGGTGGTCATTGAGCGGGCCCTTCTTGTGAGGACGGCACCCGTCCTGTCTGAAGCTGAGAGGCCAAACCGCGATAGGTGTTGGCCTTCATCTCGTAGTGGTTCTGCAAATCGCGAAGTGCCCGCGCCAGCGTCCGATCGCTGGTTGTGTGCGCCCATCGGGCACGTGTCCCGAAACCTGCTGACTTGACTTCGTAACGCTCGAATTCGTTCGCATCCTCGCGCCGGTAAACCACGAGCGTCGACAGGCGGTTGAAACCGCTGCTCTTGATACCGGTGGCGGACAGGCTCGTCGGGTTCGTGCTCTTGTGAACTGTCCAGTTGTAGCCGGGCATGATCTTCACGAGTTCTTTTCGAAATTCGGCGCTGTTCATGGTTTTCTCCGGTGGAAGCGGGCGGCCCCGCGCGGCTCGGGAGGTTTCGCGCGGGGCGTGGGGCTTGACCTCTTGGTCAGGCGGGCTCGGGCTTGCCGATGAAGCCGGGCAGGCCGGTCTGGCTCATGGCGTCCTCGTAGTCCTCGGTCACCCGTTCGGTCACCGCCACGTCGGGCCGGTAGATCTGGTAGAACCAGATGGTCGAGCCCTCGCGGATGCGGTAGCGCAGCCGCACCGGCACGCGCTGGGTCTCGCCCATGTGGAACAGCGGGATGGAAAGCATGAACAGCCCGGGCACCTTGAGGCTCTTGCCGTCGGCGCCCTGGTGCGCCTCGTCCCAGACGATCTGACCTTCGCCCGATTGCAGCACCACGTTGGACGCCACTTTTGATTCCACCCGCACCGCCAGGCCGCGCGACAGCGCCACTAGTTCCGACGGTGTGGCGATCTTCGTTGCGAACTTCGCCTCGTAATCGGTCACCTCGAGCGCTTCGGGCGAGGACAGGTCGGCAATGTTGTCCTCGATGAACTGGGCAAAGTCCGCCTGGGCCATTGGCTTGCCGTTGGTCGCCACCCAGGTCTTCCACTGCTCGGACAGCGGGAAAGCGTAGTGCACGCGGTGCTTGAGCCAGCGCGCGTCGGCGCCCTCGACGGCGTGATAATCGATGACGGCGGTCAGCGCCGGCGCCTTCCAGTCGGTGTTGGCGAAGATCGCGCTGTCGGCGGTCTTGTGCCGGTTGGTGAGGTCGATGAAGGAGGTGAGCGTGTCGACCTGCGCCGTGCCGGTCTTGCGCTCCGGGTGCTGCCGCCATTCCTCGGCCAGCCGCTTGAGGCTGTCGAATTCAGGGCTTTCGCCGTGCAGCCTGGCGATCGGCACGCTTTCGGGCAGGCCCTTGGCGTTGAGCGAAAGCATTGCGATGTCGATGCCGGCAGCCTCGCGTGCCAGCTTCGCAATTGCCGCGATGTGATCCGGCTTGCTTGTCGGTTCACCGGGGATTGAATCGGTTTTGACCATGGTCGTTGTCCTTTAAGAGTGGGAGGGTCAGACGGCAGGTTCGGCGGTTCGCGCGGCGGTATCGCGCGGACCCTTGAACATGTCGTGCTGGTTGGGATGCTCGGTCGACAGCGTGCCTTCCTCGGTGATCCAGTAGAAAGTGCGCGCACGGGGCCGCTTGGGCAGCTTTGACTTGATGTCGGCCGAGATCTGCACCGTGCCGTTTTCGGCCGACAGGGAGATCTTCAGGTCGACCTCGCCCTTGAAGGTTTTCTTCAGATCCTCGGTCGACATGGTGTGCAGCTCGCGCAACACGGTGGAAAGCTCGTGGCTGAGGGAGCGGTTGAGTTCACCGCCCTCAAGTGCGCCGAGCAGGATTTGGGCATCACGGATTTGCATGGGCTGGTTCCTTTCCGGAGTTAGATTTCGACGCCGAGGGCGCGGAGCTTGTCGTCCGCCTCGGCGATCTGTTCGGTCAGCGAGTCGGTCACGCTCTCGTTGACCAGCTGCTGCAGCGTGGGCGGCATGCGGATCTCAATCGCTTCGGAGCCAATGCCGAGCACCAGGCGCGGGCTCGTTGCCTTGAGCCGGGCCAGCACGGCCAGGTTCTTCTCGCGGTCCGCGGCGAGATCGCGGATGGTTTCGATGTCGTCGAGCTTCATGGGATCCTCACGAGTTGAGCGCCACGTGGGCGGCATGGCTGGCGCGCTGCTCGTGCAGCCGGTCTTCGCCGATGAAGCGGCAGGCAGACTCAACGAAACGCTCCTCGGCCTTCATCGCAGCCCAGGGGCGAATGCCGCCCTTGAGCTTGAGCGGCTCGCGGTTGGCGACGAGCAGCTGCTGCGCCCGGGCGGCGGGGCCGAACAACGCAAGCATTTCGGCGTTGCACATGCGGCGGTCGTAATCGTCGATATGGGCCTGCTGGGAACTGTCGGGCAGGCCGAGCGCGGCCGCGTGCCATCCGGCCTCGCGCCATTTGGTCTTGATCCAGTTCCATTGCCAGTGAACGGAGCTTCCGCGGCCTTGCGGGCCAGCCTGGTCTGCGTGTGCCGCCAGCAGCCGCTGCGCCGGCGTCGGCTTGTCTCCCAGCAGGTATTCCTCGCCGTCATGCAGCAGGAACCAGGCCGCAAGCCGCGTGTCGCCCGTCTCGTTGAAGGCGGCCTCCGCGCCCATCACCGAGTGCTGCGCCACCGAAAAGGCAATGCCCGGGTTGGACCCGTTGAAGCGGGCGATCTTGGACAGCGCATTGGCCATCGCGAAGAAATCGATTTCCAGCGGATCGGGCGCTGCCAGATCGCGCACCGAGCCATCAGGCCGGAACGACCAGACCGGGGCAGGGGCAAGGCGGGCGAGGGCGTTCATGCCGCGTCTCCCTGTTGCTGGGCGGGGTTCTGGCTTCTCAGGTAGCCGGTCACTACCTCGTCGGAGTATCCGGCGCGGGTGAGGTCGGCCATGTCGGCATAGCCGCGGGTGGCCCGCGCCTCGTCGATCAGCGTGCGCATGTCGGCAAGCATCGCCGCCCAGAGCCGGGGCGCGATCTGCCCGAAGCGATCGAGCATCCGGGCCAGCTGACAGGCGTCCTCGCGCGCCAGCCGCTTCGCGTCATCCGAACCGCCCGCAAGCGTTTCGGCAAAGGACCGCGCGTTGACCTCGTCGCTGGCGACGGGAATGAAGGTTCGGGTGAGATCGGTCATTGTCACGCTCCCGCCGCGATGGCGATCAGGCCGCAGCCGATCGCGAAGGCGATGATGACGACGATCGACGCCAGCGCCGGGGCGTCGGGAGCGCGGGCGGCGCGGGCGCGTTCCTCGGTCAGGCGGGTACCGTCGATGAGGTTGAGGGAGGCGGGCGTCATTGGCCTTCTCCCGTCCTGTCGTGCTCGATCGCCTTGCCGGCGTCGACCGTGCGCCAGTCGGGCCACTTGCGCGTTTCGTTTCGGGACTGCTTGGCGAGGATCAGGTCAACTGCCTGGGCAGCGGCGCTTTCCGGTGTTTTCCGTCCGTTGATATAGTTGCCGGCATCAATGGATTCGCCGAAGGCGATTTCCCGCGTCAGGCCGTCTAGCGCCAGAATGACGACATCGACCCATTCCATCGCGGATCCGCCGGAAAGCAGGACCTCGTCAAGTTCCTTGCGGATGTGATCGATCACGCCTTCGGTGCGGGTGCCCGGGCCGAAGGTGGCATGGCTGAACGCCATTTGCCGAAGCAGGTGCTGCTCGAGGCCGAGGCTCATGACAGCCTCCGCACGCTCTGCCGGCGGGCGCGGGCGACAGCGTCGGGCGCCAGCCGCTTGATGCTGGCCGGAGACCAGCCGCGTTCCGCTAGCGTCTCGGGGCTCACAGCCTGGCCGGCGAAGGCCATCTCGCGCATTTCGTCGGCCATGCGATCGATCAGCGCCGTGCGACAAGTAGGGAGCGGAGTGGCAGTGTCTGCCGGGGAAGCCTGGAAGCGGATCATGCGGTCACCTTTTGCTTGACGCACTTCTCCGGCGTGCGAGTATGTGAACCCGCAACCGGAGGGTGGATGGAATGAAGCGGATCTTGATGGTGATGGCGGCGGCGGGCTTGGCGTCCATATCGCTGGCCACTGCGCAGGAAAGCACCTACGACACCGTGACCCGAAAATACGGCGAGGCCTACGCCATTGCCGATATCTGCCCCTCGTTGGGAATCAATGCGAGCCGCATGGCGGTTTACCTCGTGGGCCTCGGTCTCGAACCCGACGAGGTCTTCAAGCGCCGTGTGCTGGAGCGGGTCGCTGCCGCCAAGGCAGAGCTTGCGGGTGTCAACCGGTACAAGGTCTGCACACTGGGTCACATGCTCTACGGCGAAAGCGGAACCAACGCTCCGGGTCTGCTTAAGGTGGAATGACCGCATGTCCTGTCTCCGACGATAGCTGGATGCATTGATGACCTCCAAGCGGGCGCTTGGCTATGACATAAATATGGCGATAATCGCTATATGGTGTCAAGCCAAAATATAGCGATATTCGCTATTATGGCCTTATCATCCCGCTGGTAGCATTCGCCAATGCAGCAATTCCGGATTGAATTCATATGCTTAGATTCGATGTAAAGGGCTCGGCCAGAAAACCGTACCGTGTCACGGCAGAGGGATCGGGTCTCGATTTGCGGATGTACTGCACGTGCGCGGCCGGTGGGTTGGGCGGGCAGTTTTGCAAGCATACAGCCGCGTTGCTCGTCGGAGACATCTCCAACCTGGAGTCGGCGGCGCAGGATGTGGAAGCGCTTCGGGCTCTTGCGGTCGGCAGCCCGCTGCTCGCGCGGGCATTGCAGCATGTGCCGAGCGCGGCCAAGCGCCCAGCCATTCGCGGATTTCCGGATCTTCAGTCAGTGGCAGCCGGATTTGGGGAAGAGCTTCGCAAACAGGGCTGGTACGTCCAGTGGGGCGCAACTGGCTTCGATGGCGATGAAACCCTGGGTCTGCACAAGCTGACGAAGGGCGGCAAACCGCGAAAGTGGCCAGCGGTGTCGCTTGAGTACCAGGAATATGTCTACGAGTTCCAGGACGGGGAGAACGGTTTCGCGGAGGCGATCCGCGGAGAGAAAAGATCCCGGCCCTGGATCGTGCGCGGAAAGAAGACGGGAACGTTCGGTAGCCTTGACCGGGCGCTGCCGGTTTTCCTTGATGAGGCAGAGCGATTGGCGCCTATTCCGGCCGCACCGAATAGACCACCCGTCCGATGACGCGAACGATATCTCCGTCGTCGCCTTCCAGCGTGAGCGGCTCTTGGTGCCTCGGATCTGTCGAATCCGGCATAAGCCACAGGTTTCCTGTGTCGTCCCGGGCAAGTGTCTTGACCGTTGCTTCTCTTCGGCCATCGGGTTTTTCCCGCTCGACCACGTAGCGTTTGCCGACTTCAAGCGACTCCGGCCGTTCAATTAGCGAAGTAAAGACTATAACCGTGCCTTCAGGATAAACCCGGTTCATTGAGGGGCCGCGCGTCTCCGCGCCATAGAGCGACATTGCGGCCAGGCCCGGCGAAAACGGCACCGACACGTCGTACCAGTCTTGCTCGTCCCATTCGAATGCTTCGCGCCACGAACCGGCCTCGACGCATCCGCGCACCCGTACAGTCCGCACGCTGCTTGAGTCGCTGATAAGGTCAACCGGTTCGACATGAAATATGTCAGCCAGTTCGCGCATGCGGTTGTAGGTGAGTTCGACTTTTCCGTTTTCCAACCGGTTGTAATTGGTCAAATCAATACCAAGCCGATCTGCGACTTCGGCTTGCGTCATTCGGCGCTCTTTGCGAATTGTCTTTAATCTCAACATGTTACAAATATAGCGAAATTCGCTAACCCAAAATATGGCGTTTTGCGCCAAATATTGGTTGACAGAAGTATGGCGAATATCGCTATATTTGGGCTATGAAGCTCACACAATGGCGATTGAACCAGATAAAGACGCTGACCGAGTGCGCCGCCTTGTTCGGGCTGGCGAGCGCCAGAACCTATCAGCGTTACGAGACCGGAGAGACCCGTGCGGACGCGGATCTGGTGGAGGTCATTGTCCGCCAAACGGACGGACAGGTGACTGCAACGGACATGCACATCACCCGGCTGGATTGGCTCAGGGCCAACCGCCCGGAGAAGTTCGCGGGTTTGGCCGCCACAACCCCGGAGGCTGCCGAATGAGTGCGCCCCGATCACACTTCTGCAGGATGGAGAAGAGGTCATCTCACGTGGCTCATAACCACGAGATCGCCGGTTCGAATCCGGCTCCTGCAACCAGTCACTCAGTTTCTGCTGCCGCTCGGTGGCTTCGCAACTGCCGCGATGAATTTTTCGGAAAGGGTTTGAAAATGATCCCAGGCAAGTCCTGCAATTTCGTTCGCCTGCTCTTCGCCGGTCTTGGCGGTACGCTCTGCGCCGCGGGCGAGGCTCTGCTCCGTCGCTCCCATCACGGTCTCGATGAAAAGGCGCGGGTCCTGAGTGAGTTGCGCCATGGTGACCACCAGTTGCTGAAGCATAACCTCGCTGACCGCAAGCCGGGCGTCGCGCAGATTGTCGAGGTCGATCCGGTGTTTGTCGCTCATTCGGGGCGGTCTCCTGTTTCGGCGTCGGACGTGTCGGCAGGATATGGCCTTTGGGCGCGGATGCAAGCGGAGGCTGCTCCGTTCGCTTTTCGGGTTTGATTGCCTGAATTTGCATCATCCGGTCCTCCTTGAACACCGGATGATCTGACCAGTTTTGAACGCTTCCCACCACGGGAAAGAGAACCGGGTTTTCCCGGAACGGGAAAGGTGTGTCCAATGCTCAAGAATGCATGGTTTTACCGCATCAAGGCGGCGCAGCGCGATCTGATCGCGCTGTCGGGCGGCATCGAACGCGCTGCCGAGATCACTTGGATCTCCAAGAGCCATGTCGGCCGCTGGAACAATGCCCAAGACACGGACCTGATGCCGCTCAACGCGGTGTTGATGCTGGAAGAGCATTGCGGCGTGGCCGTGGTCACCAGCGTGATGGCGGAACTCAACGGCCGCCGCCTTGCCGACGAGACCGAGGCCACTCGGCAGAACGCCGATGTTCTCTCCGCCTATGCTGAAGCAGTACGCCACGCCGGCGAGGTCATGAGCGCCGGTGCCATAGCTCTGGCCGACGGCAAGGTGACGCCCGCCGAGGCGCTGACCGTCGATCGTGCAGTCTCGGTGCTCGAGCGCGGGCTTTCGGATTTGCGCCAGACTCTCGCCCACGTTCGGGCCGGCGATCTGAAGATCGTCGGCGGGGAGGGCAAGTGATGGCGTCCGTTTTCAAGGGCCAATCTGCAGGCAAGTCCGAGCGCGTTTCGCCTCTCCGGTTTTGCACCGATGCAATTGCTGTGGGCAATGCCTGCCGCGCTCTCAATGTCGCGACCGGTTTTCCGGCTCCTGTCGTGGCCGATGCTGCGCGGCAGCTGAGGCTTCTGACCTCGGTCTTCTCTGCCGCGGCCGTTCCCTCGTTTCGCTCCGCCGGCCGTCACCTGGCGCTGGCCGAAGTCGCCGCCATGGATGCGGTCGAAGGCCGGGCGCGGTTCGCGCGCCCGCAACAGGCGAGGTTCGGCAAATGATCGTGCCCGTCAATCAGAGCCAGCCCAGCGCCCTGCGCCCGGTCACGGTTCCCGCCGCCATGGAAAAGCCGGTGGTGCGCGGCAATCGCCCGCATCTGGGTTGGGTGGAGATCTCGAAACTCCGGATCGACGACCGCTACCAGCGGCCGCTGCAGCGGCACAACTGGGATGCGATCGGCCGCATTGCCAAATCCTTCGACTGGAGCCTGTTCACGGTTGTCGATGTCGCACCGATCGGCGACCAGCTGTTCTCGGTGATCGACGGGCAGCACCGGGTGCATGCGGCGTTGATGGTTGGCATCGACAAGGTTCCGGTGCGCATCGTCGCGCAGCCGCTCGAAGGCCAGGCCCGCGCCTTCATGGGCATCAATGGCAATGTGACGGCCATCTCGACCTTTCACGTGCTGCGCGCCAGCCTGACTGCAGGCGAGGCCTGGGCGGTGGAAGCCGACCGGGCGATCACCCGCGCCGGGTGCCGGCTGATGACCTCCAATCGGGCCACTCATGAGCGCAAGCCCGGCGAAGTCTGTGCCGTGCAATGGGTGCGTGGTCTCGCCGAGCGCGACAACGCTGCCGATACATGGGCGATCGCGCGGCTCGAAATTGCACTCGCAAGCCTCAAGACAAGCGTAGAGGGCGGAGCCGACGCCGGACTCTGGACCCACGTGATGCTGCGCGCCTGGTATGGCGCGGTTGAAGGCCTTGACGATTATCTCGATGCGCCGGGCGCCGCAGGCGCGCTCGCTCGGTTTCTTGACCGGGAAGGGCTGGTCCGGCTGCTGGCCCGGGCCGAGGACCGGTACCGGCAGGCCAAGCGCGACGGCAAGCCATCCGCTGCGGTCTACCGCCTGTTGATGGGAGACTTGCAGGACCGGCTCGACCATGCCTTTCCGGACCGGTCGGCTTTCACGCGGGCAGGGGAGGCGGGCCGGTGATCCCGCTACCGCCCGGTCCGTTCAATGTCATCTATGCCGACCCGCCTTGGCGGTTCGAGCCGTGGTCACATCGCGGCGAGGATCGCGGCGCGGTGCAGCACTATGACTGCATGGATCTTGACGCCATCGCGGCGCTGCCGGTGGCAGATATCGCGGCTGAGGATGCTGCGCTGTTCATGTGGGTGGTGCAGCCGATGCTGCCCGAGGCGCTGAAGCTGATCGAGGCCTGGGGCTTCACCTACAAGACCGTGGCCTTTGCCTGGTTCAAGATCAAGGGCGATCCGGCGCAGCGCTTTCTTTTTGCCGACTCCGGCTCGGTCCGAAAGGGGCTCGGCTATCACACGCGATCGGGCATGGAGCAATGCTGGCTCGCCACCCGCGGCAAGGGCTACGACCGGCTGACCAAAGGCGAGGCACAGGCCCACCTCGAAGGCATCCGTGAACACTCCCGCAAACCCGACCATTTTGCCGACGCCATCACCCGGCTGACCGGCGACGTGCCTAAGCTTGAAATGTTTGCCCGGACCAAGCGGCCAGGTTGGAGCGTGTGGGGCAATCAGACTGACCGTTTCGGGGAGGTGGCGTGATGAATGCTCCTCTCGCTGACATCCGCCTCACCATAGTTACCAATCATCCGGCGCGCGCCATCCTTGCGGTCCTCGGCGTCGAGACGGCACCCGCCTGGCTCGCGGTCGTCACCACGCTCGAAGGCGTTCGGGCATTGCCCGCCGGAGCCAAGGTCATCGGCCAATGGTTCGAGCCACGCAAGCACCGCTCGGCGCTTGAATGGGCGTTTCAGGCGCGCCGCCTGCAGGGCGATCTCATCGGCCTCTCGCTTGAGGATTGCGACAAGCTCGCCGCCTGGGCCGCGCGGCACGGCGCTCACGCGACGGTGGATTCAAGCCTCGCCGCGGCGACCAGCGGCATGGTGATCAGCGAACGGAGGATCTCATGAGCATCCATCTTCACGTCGGCAGTCCGGCCAGGGGGTTCCCATCGGCGATCAAGCAGCTGGGCATCGTGGCGCTGTGGCAGGCGGGTTTCGATCACGACGAAATCGGCCATGTCACCTCGCTGCATCCCTCGCGGGTGGCGAAGGTGCTCGACCTGGTGCGGGAGAAAACCGGCGCGCTGCGCCCGGCGCATCCGGAGGTAATGCGATGACGGTTGGTCTTGGCAGTTCGTGGTTCATCGGTCCGTTCCCGCACATCGCGCAGAGTGTGCCCGGTGGGCCGTTCGGCAGTCCTTCCGCGATCGCGCCGCATTTCGATGCGCTGGAGCCTGCGGAACAGGCCTCGGCCGTCAACCTGATGCTGGAGCGCGGCGACGATATCGGACAGATCGCCGACTGGCTCGGCCTGTCGCGGGCGGCAATCGAGGCCATCAGCGTTCGGCGCTGCCAGCCCCTCAGCCCCCGAGGCGAGGGTGATGACGTCAAAAGCATGCGTGGGTCGGGGCCCAAGCGCCGTGCGGTTTCATGTGCCGCAGTCGACCGTGCGCTCGATGACACGCTGTTGGCGATCGATGCGCTGCGGGCGAGAGCGGGCGCGGGGCGCGATAGGGCGTTCGACCTGACGCTTGAGGAGGTCTGCCAAGCGTGCGGCTTCGGGCTGGAGACAGCGCGCCGCCGGTTCAAGGAGCTTGAAATCCGCAAGTGGGTGCGCCGCACGCTGCGCCCGGGCCAGCCGGCGCTGGTGACGATCGCGCTTGCCGGGCAGTGCCGCTTGAAGGCTTTGGCGGGCAACAAGGGGAGGGCTGAGCCATGATGGCGCGAATTCTCCGCGAGCCGCGGCCGCTGTACATCATCGCGCCGGATCTCTGGCAGTGCCGCAGAACCGCGCTGGTCCACGGGCTCAACCCGGAATCGCTCGGCGATGTCCGCTGCATTACCTCCGCCTACCAGCTGCGCGGCACCCGGCCCGGCACGCCCTTCATCACCCACGGCCGCGAGACGTGGGTGCGCGCCATGCCCGGCGTCTACGATCTCGACCAGGCCATCGACATCCTGTTGCGAACCGGCCGTCTGCGCGTCGCCGGAGCCGACGACATCGCCGCGGCGTGCGGAGAAAATGCGGAGGCGAGAGTTTGATGGCTTCCTTGCGTGTTCTCGTCGGGTGTGAGTTCACCGGCACGGTCCGCGATGCGTTTCTGGCGCGGGGCCATGACGCATGGTCGTGCGACCTGCTGCCGGACGAACAGCGCTCAAACCGGCATATCCAGGGCGACGTGCGCGATATTCTAGCGGACGGCTGGGATCTGTTGATCGTGGCACATCCGCCTTGCACACGGCTGTGCCGGTCTGGCAGGCGCTGGCTGTCCGGCCCGGGCAAGATGACCCCGCCGAAGAAACTTCCGAAGGGGCGGACCTGGCAGAGCATGAAAGACGAGTTCGAGGCAGGGCTCGATCTGTTCATTGCCTGCTGGCGCGCGCCAGTCGACCGCGTGGCGATCGAGAATCCGGAGATGCACGATCTGGCCCGCGTGCGGCTGCCGGGTGATGTGCCAAGACCGGCCATCGTCCATCCGTTCTGGTTCGGTCACCCGGAATACAAGGCAACCGGCTGGTATCTGCGCGGGCTGTCTGCCCTGACCGAAACCCGACGGCTTCCCGAGCCGGAGAAAGGCAGCGAAGAGTGGAAGGCCTGGAACCGCGTGTGGCGCATGTCTCCGGGCAAGGATGGCGGCAAGAACCGGGGCAAGGAGCGCAGCCGGTTTTTCCCGCCCATGGCCGATGCGATGGCAGACCAATGGGGCCGCGAGGCCTTGCGCCAGGTGTCGAGGGCTGCCGCATGAGCGAGATCATCGACCTGTTCATCGCTTGCGCCCGCGATGTCTCGATTGCAGAGGCGGCGCCGCGGCTGGGGCTGGCGCTCAAGGGCAGCGGAGCCGAGCAGGCGATGCCGTGCCCTCATTGCGGCGGCAAGGACCGGTTTGCGCTCAATACAGTCAAGAACAAGTGGAACTGCCGTGGCGGCTCGACCGGCGGCAATGACGCGATCGGCATGGCCGCGCACATTCTCGGCCTCGATGTCGGCCGGCGTCCGGAGTTTCTTGAAGCCTGCGGCGCGGTGCTGGCCGAGGCGGTGCCGGATGCGGGTGAACAGGTGAGCGAGGAACGGCGTGCGGAGATCCGGGCCGAGGCCGAGGCGCGGGCGGAGCAGGCTGTGCGGGATGCGGCGGCGCGCGAGAGCGAAGCCAATGACTTCCGCGATCGCGAGCTGGCCAGGTGCAGGGGCATTTACGATGCGGCCGACGGCGCGTCGGCGCTGCCTGCTGCCCGATATCTGAATGCCCGCTCTGGCCTGCCGGTCGAACTGTTCGCTCATTGTTGTCATGCTGTCCGGTTTGAGCCGAAACTTACCTACTGGCACGGCAAGGACGACCGCGGCTTTGGCCGCGATGTCTGGTGCGGCCCGGCGCTGGTACTGCCCTTCGTGGATGGCAAGGGCCAGCTGATCGGCATTCACCAGACATGGATAGATCTCGACAACACTCCGAAATTCCGTCCGGCGCTCTATGGCTTGAGCAAGGTGGGAGCGGATGCCGGGCGCGAGGATCGGGCAGGGCCGCCGACCGCGCTCTGGCCGGCGCCTGCCGATCTCGACGCGGGGCTCTATGAACCGCTCGCCACCAAGAAGATGCGCGGCTCGAAGAAGGGCGGGCTGTTGCCGCTGGCGGGCGCAATAAGCGCCACGCGCTGGGTGGTGGGCGAGGGGATCGAGAATGTCTGCGCCTGGTTTGCCGCCGAACTGGCGGACGCCGAGGCCTTGGCGCTCTCCACCTTCTATGCTGCGGCCGGCGACATCGGGAATTTGGCGGGCCCCGCCGCGCGCACCGGCCGCTTCGCTCACCCGACAGAGACGAAGATCAACGCGAAAGGGGCTGCGAGGCCGGTGATGATGCCGAGCCCGGAGCCGGACCCGGAGCGGCCTGCCGAGGGCTTTCCGCTCGGGGCCCACGTGCGCGAGCTGCTGTTTCTCGGCGACGGCGATTCCGAACCGGTCTGGACAGCTTCTCACATGGCCCGCGCCGAGGCCCGCGCGCGGGCAATCGCACCCGGCATCGAGGTCATGACCGCCTGGCCCCCGCGGGGGCGCGACTGGGCCGAGGTAATTGCAATGGCTTTGAGCGGTGAGGCGGCATGAACAAACACGTCAAGATCCCCGCCGCCGTGCAGGCCATGCTCGATGCCATGGGGCATGAGCCGCGGGCCGAAAACCCGAACCCTTCATCGAAGCTGGAGCCGGCAACCGCTGCCGGCACGCCCCATCTGCCCGAGCCGCATGCGCCGGAACTGACCGCCGAGGAAATGCTGGCCGAATGCGCCTGCGAGCCCGAAACCGACATCGGCAACGGGCGTCGGCTGCTGATCCGTTACGGCAGCCGCATCCTTCACGTTGCCCGCGTCGGCTGGCACGGTTTTGACGGCAGGCACTGGAAAGAGGACGAGGACGGCTCGGTGGTGCGTCCCCTGGCGCAGAAAACGGCCGAGTTCATCGATGACGAGGCCATGGCCATGTCGGCCACCGAGGAAGAGGCCATCCTCATCGAGGCCGGACAGACGGCGCGCAAGGAGCGGATAAAGATGGGTCGGCCCGCCAAGGACTGGCCTGCCGACAAGTCGCAGCGCTGGCTCGAACTCGAGGAAACCGAGGAGGCGGGCGAGGCTGCGCTGAAAACCGTCAAGGGGCGGCGCTCGGCGCGTCACCGCTTCGCCAAGTCTTCCGCCGGCACTTCGAAGATCAACAACCTGCTGACCGAGGCCGCGCCCCATGTGGCCCGCATGGTCAACGACATGAACACCGATCTGTTTGCGTTCAACTGCGGCAACGGTACGTTGCGCTTCGTGCGCGTCGAGGATGAGGAAAGCGACCCCGACGACCCGCGCTGGCGCTGGGAGGCACGGCTCGATGCGCACCGGGCGGGCGACTATATTTCCAAGCTCGGGCAGGTGGAGTATCGCCCCGGCGCGAAGGCGCCGGAGTTCCAGAAGTTCTTCCAGACCGTGCAGCCGGATCCCGCGGTGCGTCTCTTCCTGCAGCGGTTCTTCGGCTACAGCCTGCTGGGGCTGACCAAGGAACAGTGCCTGCTGTTCTTCTATGGCGCGGGGCGCAACGGCAAGTCGACCTTCATCGACCTGATGACCGAGATTCTTGGCAATTATGCCGTCACGCTGTCGGTCGACAGTTTCGCAGGCGAGGGCCGGCGCTCGGGCGCGGAGGCGACGCCCGACCTTGCCCGGCTGCCCGGTGCGCGGCTGGTGGCGGCAAGCGAGCCGGAAAGCGGCGTGCACCTCAAGGAATCGCTGATCAAGACGCTGACCGGCGGCGAGCGCATTCCCGTGCGCCGCCTGCAGCAGGAATTCATCGAGGTGATCCCGCAGTTCAAGATTGTCATGGTTGGCAACCACAAGCCGGTAATCCGCGACACCTCCGACGGCATCTGGCGGCGCGTGCTGCTGGTGCCCTGGGAGATCCAGATCGCGTCCGACCAGGTCGACCGGCGCTTGCCGGAAAAGCTGCGCGCCGAGGCCGATGGCGTGTTCGCCTGGCTGGTGCGCGGCGCGCTCGACTATCTGACGCTCGGCCTTGGCGTGCCCGACAAGGTGACGGCCGCCACCAGCGAGTATCGCGAGGACAGCGACCCAATCGGGGCTTTCATCCGCGCGGGCTGCATCGTCACCGGCCAGGAGCATGACAGTTCGACGCCTGACGATATCTGTGTCGGCTACGCCAACTGGGCGGCGCGCGAAGGGCAGCCCGAATTCAGGAAGTCGACCCTGATGCGCCGTTTCCCGGACTATGCCCGCAAGCAATGGGAGGGGTCGGACGGCATGATGCATGCCTTCCGAAAGCACAAATCCTCGACCACCCGCTATGTCGGCATCAAGGTGCGCGACGAATATCTGCGGGTGCGTGGCGAGGGCGGGCCGGATGGTGGCGGGGGCTATGGCGACCAGTGAGACCGGATTACCCGCACCCTCCACGCGCGTGTGGGGCGTTCATCCCGCTCCAATCCCCCGCCGCCCGGGACGATAGAGGGCAGCGAGGGAGGCTGGCGGAATATTTGGGCGCTTGCCTCCCGCGCAAAGGGTTAGGGAAATCAATGGCTTATGCGGCTAGGGAGGCTAGGGAGGATATCTGCGGCGCGCGCATGTGCGCACATTCTTTCAAAGGGTGTGGCCCATGAGAGAAAACACGGTGAAGCCTTGTATGCGTACGTCCTCTTTATCCTCCCTAGCCTCCCTTGCGTCCCTGCCTTCTTCTTCAATCTCAACAAAAACAACAGGATGGCCGAAGGCCAACAAAGGGGATCAGGGAGGCAAGCAGCCAAAAACGGGAGGCAAGGGACAAAAAATGGGAAGCAAGCACTCAAAACAGGAAATCAGGCCATGAAACAGATCCCGATCGTTGAACTCCTGGAATGGGCCTATCGGCACGAACTGCCCAAGGCCGAGCGCGCGGGCGGCGGCATGAGCGCCTCGGCGCCATCGTCCTGGGGCATGGTCTACAATCTGGGCATCCTTGGCACGGTGATCGACGCGCCGCTCAACGGCTACGGCGTCGTTGCCATCGGCATGGATGAAGGCGAGCCGCATCCAGACGCGATGAAGGTGGGCGCTGCCGTGGCCGGCCTCGCATCCGCGCGGGTTTCGGTTGGCGAGGACTGGTCGCCGTTCCCGGAGTGGGCCGATGCGGACGGGCTGGTGGCCGAAACCGTGGCGCACATCCGCCCGCGGCTTGCCTCGATGCGTGGCGAGGAGATCCAGGCGATGCTCATCGCCCGCGCCGTGCTCGGTCGCAAGCCGGACTGGCGCGGTGACGAACCGGGCCGGGCGATGATCACCCGAAGCGGCAAGCCGGCATGGTTCATGAAAGAGGAGGGCCAGGACGCCTATGGGAACCCGGTGCAGCGTGAGGTGGATGGCTTCAACTATCGCAGCCAGCGCCCTCGCAAGGGCGCGTATCGCAAATACCGCCTGAGCGACGACGTGGCGGGCCTGGTGATCGACCGGTTTCGCCGCACCGTCTGGGCGTTGTCGGTGCGGCATGTGGCGCAAGAGGTTGCGGCGCGTCTTTCAAGCCATGAACTGACCGCCGAAGTGCCTACGCTCGCGCCCTGGGCGGCTGTCGCGGGTTTGGCGAGCCGTCCGGACCCCTCTCACGCTGTGTCGCTTTTTTCTTGACCTGCGGCACGAAGTTGACAATGGTCATCTCACCCTGAAAAGGACAACTCGAACCCGCTGGCAACCCCGGCGGGTTTTTTCGTGGGAGAATGGAAAGTGGCGGGCGCTGGACTGAATATCGATGCCAGCGACTTCCGCGCGCTCGGTGCAGCGATGCACCGGCTGCCGGCTGACCTGAAGGTCAAGGCGTTTCGCTCGGCCGTGAACCATACCGGCAAGAAAGCCCGGACCCAGATCGCTCGGCTTGCCGCAAAGTATTCGGGATTGCCCTATCGCTTCACGCGCGATGCAGCGCAGATGCGGCTGACCGGCGATGATGTCGAGATCAAGCTGCGGTCCAAGTGGATCTCGCTGGCGCAACTCGGACCGCGCCAGACCCGCAAGGGCGTGAGCGTTCGCGGACGCGGATCATATGCCAGCGCGTTCCTTGCCCATTCGAAGATTTCCGGTGGCAATGCCGTCCTGATCCGCAAGGGCAAGAGCCGGACGCCTGTCCGCGAACTCTACGCCGCCAACCCGGCCCATGCCATGGGCGAAGACCGGCACGGCGAGTTCCAGCGGATGGCCGAAGAGATCATGGACCGCGATTTCGCCGCCCGGCTTCTCCACGAAGTCGACCGCCGCCTGTCAAGGCTGGCTTCCGGCTAATCCGCTCCGATGAGTGTGTGACACAAGGGAAAATCGCGGTCGGGCCTTCCCGAAAAAAAGGGACCGTATCCCTCCTCCAACCCAAGCGGGGCGGGACGACCCCGGAATCCTGCCAGTTTTGCAGAGGTTTTGGTTGGGTTGTCAGGTTGTCAGTGGCGTGAACTGGGCGTTGTCAGGTTGTCATAGAGGATTTTGAGGCAAGCATGGTCGAGACAGTGATGATGACGCTGTCGGAGATCGCCGCCCGCGACGGGATTTCACGGCAGGCGATTTCGAAGACCGTGCGCGAGCTGGTCGAAAAGCACGACGATATCCCGGTCGAGCGGGACGGTCGGGGGCGCATCGCCAGGGTGTCGGTGGGTCATATCGATCATTACCGCGACAAGTTCCAGAACCCGGCCAAGGTGCTGGCGTCGCGGCCGTCACCGTCGGCGGACAATCCGAAGCGCGATGGCGCGTCGCCGAGCGAGCAAGAGGGCGATTCCTTCGAAGAAGCGCGCCGGCTCAATGAGTGGCTGCGCTATAGCCGTCTGAAGCTTCAGCACGACGAGGCCTGCGGACGGCTGATCAGCGCCGACACGGTGGCTGTGGCGCTCGACAGCCTAGGACGGGAAGCGCAGGCGATTATTGCCCGGCTGCCAAACCATGCCGACGACCTGTCAGGGCCCTTCGCCAAGGAAGGCGTGCACGGGTTGCGGACGGCATTGAGGGAGGTTGCTCACCAGATCAACCTTTCGATCGCCAAGAGGTTCGAAGAAATTGCGGCATCCGCACCGGAGCGGGATGTCATCGAGGATGAAGAGATCCGAGCGTGACCATTCACCCAGGCGCATTGCAGCTGGTGGCCTCACGGCTTGCCGAGGCGATCCGCCCGCATCCGCCAAAGCCGTTTGTGGATTGGCTGTCAGAGAACGTCGTTCTTGTCGACGGGCCGCGCAAGGGCGAGTTGTGGTCACCGCGTGACGCGCCTTATCTGGTCGAGATCGCCGAGTGTCTCAGCCAGGATCACCCGGCCAACCTGGTGACGGTGCGCAAGGCGCAGCAGACCGGCGTGTCGATCCTGGCGCTGTCGTGGTGCCTCTATATCGCGGAGGTCTGCCCGGACAACATCCTGTACGGGGTGCCCGGCATCGACGCGCTGCAGGACATCAACGGCCAGAAACTGCAGCCGCTGATCGACGCGTGGCAAGCGGAGACAGAAAAGAAGATCATCCTGCCGGTGACGAGCCGGTCAGGTCGCAACTCGACGACCTACGAAAAGCGGTTCCCGGGCGGCTACATATCGCTCGCCAATGCGAACACCGTCATGGACCTGTCCATGAAAACATGCCGCTTCGGGGTCAAGGACGAGGTTTCGAAGTGGGGCGAACTGGCGAACGGCGCGGATCCAGAGACGCTGTTCTTCGGTCGCTTCACGGCGTTCCGCCGGCAGCGGAGCTACAAGATATTCGAGCTGTCGACGCCGGAACTCGATTCCGGCGACGCGCTCGGCGACGATCCGGGACACTGCCGGATCGACCGGTCGTTCAAGCGGTCCGACCAGCGGTTCTGGAATGTCGAGTGCCAGGAGTGCCATGAGTGGTTTGTGATGAGCGACGACCTGCTGCAAGTGGATCGGGATCACCCGCACAAGAGCGTGCTTGTTTGTCCCAACCCCGAATGCGGGCACTGGATAGACGAGGCCGAGCGGGTGTCGATCGTTCGCGCAGGAGAATACCGGCCGACACAGAGCGGCCCGGACCGGCATCCTGGCTTTCATGTCGATGCCTTCATGAGCCTGCTTATGAGCCTGGGGGACATCGCCGAGGACAAGCTCAAGGCCGAGAAGCGCGGCGAGGCTGGCGCCAAGGACTATCACAACCTGGTGCTGGCGCTCCCCTACCAGATGCGCGGCAACGCGCCGGACTGGCAGCGGCTGATGGAGCGCCGCGAGGACTATCCGGACGGCGTCGTCCCGCCCGACGGGCTGATTTTCGTCGCAGGCGTCGATGTGCAGCACAGCGGCCTCTATGTCGAGTTCGTCGCATTCGGCTCGGAGAGGCAGTCCTGGTCAGTTCACGCAGAGTTTCTCGAAGGAGAGACGGACGACAAGAACTCCGGTGCATGGGTCAAGCTCGACAAGCTTTACCGGACCGAGTGGCCCGATTCCTATGGATCGGCGCGGCGGGCCGGGGCATTGGCAGTGGATGCCGGCGACGGAAACCGCACCACGCAGGTGCTGGAATGGTGCCGGGAACGGCCTGACACCTATGCGATCGCAGGCAAACATGGGCGCGGTGTCGGCGCGATCGGGCTTCCGAAGAAGACGTCAGTTCGCAAGGGTGGCAAGCGCAAGCGCATCGGTTCGACGATGCTGTGGCCGGTCGGTACCTGGTCGCTGAAGGGTGAGTTCTACGGAAACCTGCACCGGCTCGGGCTGCGTTCTGGCGAGGTGGTCGACCCGCCCGGGTATTGCCACTTCAACGATGCCCGGAACGAAGAGTTCTTTCGCCAGATCACGGCGGAGTATTTCGATCAGAAGATGGTGCGCGGCCGCTTGGTCGAAGAATGGAAGAAAATCCGGCGGGACAATCACTTTCTTGATTGCCGAATTTACGCGATGGCGATGGCGGAGCATCTGGGTCTGTCACGGTTGACGCCCGCGGGGTGGGCATCCTTGCGGTCCCAGTTGACGCCGACGGCAGCCCAGACGCTGTTCTCGCCGGTGTCACAACAAATCGTTGCCCGTGGCGGGGCGGAAGAAACGCCCGACGCCTCCACTTCAGTGGCGGTTTCGAACAAGTCGCCGGCCGAGGACGTGCTGGCAAAATGGAAAAGGCGAAAGTGATGCGGGTACCGAGTGTTGCGCGAGACGGCTCTGTGAAGCCGCGCGGGGCCGCTGCCGCTGCCGCACCCGTGGCGCGGCCGGTCATGCGCATGCTGCGCGACAGCCCGTCCGGTGTTCTCGCAGCACGCCTGACCCCGGTCTCGGAAAGTCGGGACGAGATCCGCCGATCGTGGCGGCGGGCGGCGGCGCTGGCGCTGGATTTCATCCACAACTCCGGCCGCCTGAAGGGAGCCGTCGACCAGGTCATCGCCGACACAGTAGGGTCAGAGCTGATCCTCAAGCCTGCACCTGACTACGCAAAGCTCGGGTGGTCGCAGGAGCGATCGGTCGCATGGTCCAAGATGGTCAAGACGGAGTGGAAGAAGGATTCGTGGAACCCGCGCGAGTGCGATCATCGCGGAAAGTTCACGGTGCCGCAACTGGTCGCCATCTCGCTGCGCTGGCACATCGCCTTCGGCGAGACAACGGGGATACTGACGCATTTCGATGCCGGGCAGCGTGCCCGCTATGGGATCCGGACAGGGTCGAAGACCTTGCTGGTGCCGCCGCCGCGCCTGGTGCAGGACACCAATGAAACGCTGCGGCTGTTCCAGGGCGTCTATCACGACGAGAACGGCCGGGCCGAAGGGTATCTGTTCGAGGAGCGCCAGAACGGCTTTCCGAAGAAGGTGCGATACCCGGCCTATGACGCCAGTGGGCGGCCGGTGGTCATGCATATCTTTGATCCGCTCGATGCGGACGATGTGCGCGGCATTTCGCAACTGACGCCGATCCTCAAGCAGCACGCGCAGACCGAGGTGGCGCGCGAGGCGACGTTGCAGACCCTGATTGTGCAGACATTCTTTGCCGCTGTCCTGACTTCAAAGCTGCCGGCAGCCGAGGCGATCGAATCGCTGCAGGAACTAGCCAAGGATGGCAATACAGCCGGAAAGGCAATCTACGACAATGTCCTGGGCTATCTGGGCAGCACGCTCGATCGTGCGGCCGAGGGCGGTGTTAGTCTGACCGGCGGTTCCCGTATTCCCGTGCTGGGGCCCGACGAGGATCTGCAATTTCGCCAGGCGCAGGCGCCAGGCGACAATTACCTGCCACTGACCCAGTCGCTTGACCGCGACATGGCCCGTGCCATCGGTGTCACCTATGGCGCCTACACGATGGATCATTCGGATGCGACCTATTCATCGGTGCGGATGGAAAACGCTTCGATCTGGCCTGTGGTGATGCGCAGGCGAGAGCATATCGCGGCGCCGATGTATCAGAGCATTTTCGAGCAATGGCTCGACGAGAAGATCGAGACAGGCGCGATCCCGTTTCCGGGCGGGCTTGCAAACTACCGGGCCAACCGGGACGCCGCGAGCTGGGCCCAGTGGCAGGGTCCGGAGAAGCCGACGGCGGATGATCTGAAGTCGGAGAAGGCAGCCAGTGAGCGGATTGCCAACGGCACGTCGAGCATTCCGCGCGAGGCGGAGTTGAAGGGCGTCGACGCGGACGAACTGTTCGACGAGCGTAGCGCCGACCACAAGCGCTACGTCGATGCCGGCATGCGGTCTCCTTACGACCGTGACGCGCCGGCCCCGGCACAGCCGGTCGAAGTCCAGAACACAAATTGAGGTCCGGCTGATGGCGACTGTGAAGATCGATGGCGCAACCGTCGACATGGACGATCCGTGCGCGCTCTACCAGGCGCTTTACGCGATCAAGCTCAAGCGCATTGCCGGCGAGAGCATCGAGGAAGGTGAAATTGCCTCCCCGGTTACCAGGCGGCGGATGCGCTACGCGACGGTTTCGCTTTCGGATCTCGATGCCGAACTCAGCCGCCTTGCCAGCGCGTGCGACGCCAAGAGCGGCAAGCGCAGGCGCGGCGCGGCCAGTTTTCACTTTTGAGGATCATGACATGGCAGCAACACTTGACGGACAGACCCTGACGCTCTCGGGCTTCGTCGGCGACAACTGGTGGGGCGAAGGATTCACCTATGACGAGGTGATGATCGCGCTTGCATCCGTGGAAGACGATTCCGAGCTTGTGGTCTTTATCAATTCGGGCGGCGGCTATGCCACAGACGGCGCTGCCATCCATGCGCTTCTCGCGCGGCGCACCGGCACAACCAATGTGGTTGTCGATGGTGTAGCGGCTTCCGCGGCGTCGCTGATCGCCATGGCCGGGGAAAAAGTCACCATGTCGGCGGGCTCGATCATGATGATCCATGACCCGGCGGGTATTTCGTTCGGGACGTCAGCGGATCACCAGAAGGCCGTCGAGGCGCTTGAGGCGCTGGCCACCGCCTATGCGCGGGTTTACGCGGAGAAATCCGGCAAGACCTCGGAGGAGTGCCGGGAGATCATGAAAGCGGAAAGCTGGATGACGCCGGAGCAGGCGATCGCCGAAGGCTTTGCCGACGCCGCAAATGACAACGCGGCGCCCGCCGTCGCTGCATTCGATTACCGCGCCTATGCCCATGCGCCGGACCAACTCCGGGCGGTGGCAAGCGCCAATGGATGGAGCCTGAAACAGGCCTCACGAAAACCGCCGACGGCATCCGCCCCGGCTCCAACCGGTCACCAGAAGGAGAAACCCATCATGACCGACAAGACCAAGGCGGATACCCAGCCCGCCAATATCGAGGAAGCAACCGCAACGGCTGCTCGGGAGGCCGTCAAGGCGGACCGCGAGCGTCATGCCGCCATCATGGCGCTTGACGAGGCAAAGGGCCGTGAGCAACTCGCCGCGCATCTGCATGCAACGACTGAAATGTCGGTTGACGAGGTCAAGGCGGCTCTCGCCGTCGCGCCGGCCATTTCCGCGGAAGAAAAACCGTCGGCAGCCGCCTATGACAAGGCGCGCGCCGCAGCCGGCGCCGGCCTTGCTACCCCGGCTGACAGGGACAAGGCCGAGAGCGGCCTTTCCAAGCTGATTACCGCAAGGGTCGAGCGCAAGCGCGCCTGACGCGAGTCCACCCCACAACGCTATCGCTCGCATCGCCCGCAATCGGGCCTGACGCGGGACACAAGGAGACACGTCCATGATGCCGTATTATTCCAATACCGCGCCAAAGCGCGAGAGCCAGCTTGTCAAGCTGGAGTTCGATCCGCAGTATTGCCGCGAGTCCTACATCCTCAAGGCTGGCTCCGGCGCTGTGCGCTCGGTTGTTCTTGGCACGCCGCTTGCCACGGTGATTGACGGAGACAACGTCACGATCGCCGCGGCTGCTGTCGCCGGTGGTACCGGCAACGGTACGCTGACACTTGCCGCGGCGCCAGCATTCACGGCCTCAGTCAAGGAAGGCCGCTATGTGGTCACCTGCTCGACGGGCGGCGCGGACGGAACATCCAAGTTCCGGGTCGAAGGTCCGGACGGCAAGGCTGTCGGTACCGCGACCGGCGGTGCTGCGTTCGCCAAGGAGGTCAAGTTCACCATTGCCGGTGGCGGCACCGCCTTTGTCGAAGGTGACGCCTTTACCATCGATGTCGACATCGATCAGTCGGCGGCTGGCAACGAGCGCATTGCCTGGGTGCCAGGCGCAGCCGATGACACCGGCGTCATTACCGGTCTTTCGCTGCGCGACACCACGGCGCCTGACGGTGAAACCGCGCAGGGTCTGTCGCTCGATCGCGGCCCGGCCATCGTATCGGTGGCCGATATCGCTTGGCCTGACGGTATCAGCGCCGCGAACAAGGCCAAGGGCATCGAAATGCTCAAGGGGCTCGGAATCATCCAGCGCTGACGTGCACAATTCGGCGCGGCTGTAGCCGCGCTGTCTCCATTCATCCACTCGACCATGCGCAGGCAAGGCCCGCGTCACCAGGAGATTATCCATGTTCGACTATCTTTACACCAGCACGGACCTGACCCAGGAGGTCAACCGTCTGCCGAACGAATTCGGCCTGATCAATGCACTCGGACTTTTCCCCATTGAAACGATCGGTTCGCGGTTCGTCCGCGTCGACTACAGGAACGGACAGATCCATGTTCTTTCCGCCGAGGAACCCGGTTCGCCAGGCGCAGTCGGAGGTGGTGAGGAAGAGGGCGGCGTCATCCTGCAGATCCCGCATTTTCCGCATCTTGAAAAGATTGCGGTCGGCGATGTCGACGGCTTGCTTCAGGTGTTCAACGGCCAGGTCGACCAGCGTTCGGTGGACCGCGAGACCGCCAGGAAGCTCGACATCATTCGCCGCAATCATTCGATCACGCTCGAATATATCCGGCTGGGCGCGCTCAACGGCCTGATCAAGGACGGCAAGGGCAAGACGCTCTACAATCTCTACACCGTCTTCGGCATCACCAAGAAGGAAGTTGATTTCGTCCTTGGCACGTCGGGAACGGATGTTCGCGCCAAGTGCGAGGAGGTTGTCGACCATACGATGACCAAGCTGCAGGGCGAGACCACAAGCGGCGTCGAGGCGGTGGTCGATTCGCTGTTCTTCAACAAGCTGATCACCCACGCCAACGTCGAGAAGTTCTGGCTCAACGCGCAGAATTCGAGCGAGCACAAGATGCTCAACCGCGAAAGCCGGGCTGGGAACTGGGGCCGGGTGTTCGAGTTTGGCGACATCATCTTCCGCGAATACAAGGGCGGCCTTCCGGTTCGCTCGACGGCGGGCGCGATCACCACCGCGAAGAACGTTGCCGACAATTCCGGCACGGCCTATCCGACCGGTACCCAGTCGATGATGCGCACCTTCGAAGCCCCGGTCTACCATATCGACCTGACCAACCAGGCGCCCGATGCGGACACGATCTACATTTCGGTCGAACCGCTGAAGCACGGCCAGGGGGTGGAGATGCTGTCGCAGACCAACCGGCTTGCGGTCAACAAGCAGCCGGAATGCGCAGTGCAAATCCTGACATCGAACTGACCCCAGGGCGATGAGCAACTGGACCGATATGGAGCGCCGCCTCGAGACAGACGCGGCGGCGCTCTTCGACACCGTGGAGGTGCAGGCATTTGCGCGCAAGGGTGGCGCGACCGTCAATCACCGCCGGGAAGACGATCCGGCCCGGGCGAGCTTTCCGTTTTCGGGATCGATCGAATTCAACCCGCCGCCGCTGCGCAATGAGAAGTTCATGCAGGCAGGAAAGACCGGGCAATCCAATGTTGCATTCGACGCGGTGATTACCGCGCATGATGATGGATCGTGGTTGTGGCTGCCAAAAAGGGGCGACCACCTGGTGGCCGATACAGTGACCTATGAGATCGCCGACATTCACCGCGACGGCTCCTCCCGGCGCGTTTTCTACATCAACAAGGCGAAGCCATGACGCTGACCGCTGAAGCCGTGCGACTGGCGGCCATGGAAGTGCTGCGGCCGACGGGTGCGACAGACGCATTCCCGACGCTTGCCGGCGCCATGGTGTTTGACAGCAAACAGGCCAGTGTCGCGGATCTCGACAATTTCGCATCGGGTGATCTGCCGTACATTCCGGTGCTGGCGCTCTATACCGAGGATTCGACAGTCGAAACGCGCGGCGCTGCTGCAGATGTGAACGACAATTACTGCCAGATGACGCTGGAGATTGTCGGCGAACTGGCCGTGATTGCCCGTGACGAAGATCTCGATGCTGATTATGTCGATGCGGTAGCGGGCACCGATCCGGAGGCGCGGCTGGTGCTGTCGGCGATGATGGCCCAGGTGCGCAAGGAGTTGCTTTATTCCGAGCGCGGGTATCTTTTTCGCCGGATCGCGACGCATTGCGGCAAGATCGAACAGCAGAGCCATACCGTACCGGAGCTGGGATTGCGGTTCCAGCGTGAGTTCATGCGCATGACGCTGACCATCGCCGACGATGAATTGAGCGACGAGGGCGGGCTGACCGGGCGAATCAAGACACTGTTCGACGCCCTGCCAGAGGGATCCTACGCCAAGGCGAAACTGACCGTGCTTGCGGGGCACATGGCCGGCGAGACCCGCACTGACCTGACTGAAATCACCGTCGATCCCGGTGCGGGTCCGGCGGCTGGCACAACACTGGAGTGACAACCATGAAACGCTACAAACCCGCCGAGGGCGCGCCGGTGTTGCGCACCGCGGAAGGCGAAGCCTTCCCGGCCGATGGCAAGATGATCGACCCGGCCCGCCGCTACTATGCGCGGATGATCGGCGAGGGGGCGCTTGAACTTGTGCCCGACACGACACCCAAACCCGAAACCGACAAACCGGCGGCCGTTGCCGCATCCAAAAAGGAGTCGCGGAAATGAATGTCCCCGCAAATCTCGTTGCACCCCTGTTCGCGTTCTCGGTCGAGAGCGGCGGGCAGTTTGAAGACCTGGCGCCGGTGATCCTTTACGGTCACAAGACGTCCGGCGGTTCGATGTCGGACAATGTCAAGACCTCCTGCGCCACGCGCAGCCAGGCCCGCGCTCTCGCAGGCAAGGGATCGATGCTCGAGCAGATGGTGACTGTGTTTCGCAAGAACGCGCCGACGCATCCGCTTTACATCGTCTCGATCGCCCCGAGCGGAACGGCGGAAACCCGAACCATCACCGTGGGCACCGTGCCGGCAGGCGGCGGCACCGGCATGATCAACATCATGGGCGAGCTCGTCTCGATCTCGATCGCGGCGGGCGACAGCGCCAACACTGTGGCCGCGGCGATCAACGCGGCGATCAATGCTTATGACAACCCGCAGTCCGGTCACGCGCTGCCCTACACCTCGACGGTGGCGACCAACGTGGTGACGATCACCGCGCGTCACCTGGGCGCCTATGCGGCGGAAATCGGCGTCAGCGTTCCGCTGCTCGATGGCACCAACGCTCTGACCGGCGTGCTGACCATTGCGGAGGGAACGGCGGGCGCCGGCACGCCTGACACTTCGACGGCGAACGCGGCGATCGAGGAGGATGACTGGTCGTTCCTGGTCTCGGCGTTCGGCGACGCGACCAATGTGGGCAAGTACGACACGCTGCTTTCGGAAGTGTCGGGCCGGTGGAGCTATGCCAACCAGAAGTTCGGCATCGCCTATTATCCGAAGCGCGACAGCCAGTCGAACCTGATCTCCTACGGCGAGGGCAAGGATACCTGGAAGCTTTGCGCGGTTCCGACTTTCACATCCGGCGGGCATTCCGAGCCTGGCTATCTGTGGGTGGCGGCGATGATCGGGCGCGTGGCGCCGTGGCTTGCGGGTGGCGCGACCGGCGACGTGAACCGCAACCAGACCGGCCTTGTGGTCGAAGGCATCAGCGCGCCGTCGGACGGGGCTTACTGGCCGGATCTTGCGACCCGCAACGCATTCCTCGCTTCCGGGCTCTCGTCCTGGAGCGTCAACGGCAACGGAAGGGTGGCGGTCGACAAGATCATCACCCATGCCCGCACCACGGCAGGCGTGCCTGACACCACGTTCCGCGACATCCAGAAGCCGCATGCGCTGATGTATTCGCTGCGCTACATGCTGGCGCAGCTGGCGTTCGAGCATTCCAACAAGGTGATTGCCGACGACAACCCCGGCAATGTTGCTTCGGTTTCGACGCCTAAGGACATCGAGGCCACCTGCTACCATGCCTATGTGGATCTTGAGCTGCGCGGGGTTCTGGAGAACTCGGCCACAGCACTCAAGGATCTCACGGTCACCCGCAACGGTGACAATCCGAACCGGGTTGATGCGGTGGTGCCGATGGACTTCACCAATCCGCTCGACATCTTCTCGGGCCTCGCGCGCGTCTACTCCCAGTTTCGCTGACCGAACTTGAGCCGGGCGCGACAGCGCCCCGTTGACCCGATTCCAAACAAAGGATCCTGAAAATGGCTGGTAAAGATTATGGCGGTCAGATCCGCCTTCGGCTTTCGAACGGCGAAACCTTTTCGCTGCGTGGCACCATGACGCTGATGACGGCCGGCCGTTCCGTCGAGGCTGTCGTGAACCAGGACCGGTCGACCGACCGGGTTTCGACGCTGACGCCCTATGCCTTCGAAATGTCGTTTGCCGACAAGGGGCAGAACATGCAGGCGCTGATGACAGCGGACCGCTTCGATGCGACGTTCATTGAGGACGACGCCGGCGTGTCGCACTATTACACGCGCGCCTTCTTCACCGGAGAGCCTTCGATCAATCGCATGAACGGCGAAGTCACCGGCATGTCGGGCGCAGCTGAAACCTACGTCCGGAAGGGCTGATCGATGTCCGGTGAAAAGACCGTCCGGCTGTCGCGTCGCTATGAGGCGCACGGCCGGGCCTTCGACAGCCTCACCTTCCGTGAGCCGAAAATGGCGGATTTTGAGGCGATCGGCGAGATTGCCGAGTATCAGCCGGCCCCTGAAGGCGGAATGCTGATCATAAATCATGACGATCGGGTGTGGAGATACCGCGACCGGTTGCTCAAACGCGGAGACGATTTGCCGTCGGCTGCGGATCTTGGCGACCTCGATCTGGCGGACGCGATTGCCGTGAAAGAGGCGATCAGCGGTTTTTTTACCCAGGCGAGGGCAAAGCCGTCCGCCAGGCTACCGACCTCCTGATCTTCAGGTTCGGTTTTTCTTTTGAAAGTGTGATGGCGATGACGCCATCGCAGTGTCTCTCCTGGGCCGTTCGCGGTCTTGAATCCGGAAGCAATCCATGAGCAACCGCACGATTGAAGCCATTGTCCGGCTGTCGGCGAAGCTTGGGCCTATGGCCGCTTTTGGCCAGTTGGGCAACAAGCTCGCGGACGTGAACCGGAAGGCCGCAGCGGTCAACAGAACCCAAACGATGATCGCCAAGAGCTCAACTGCGGCAACGGCGGCGCTGATGCGTTATGCAGCGCCTGCGGCGGTAGCCTATGGTGCTGTATCGGCTGGCCGGGCCTTCGCGACGATCGAGAGGCGTTTGGAGCGCATTGGTATCAACGCCGACGCCAGTTCGGCTCAGATGCAGACGGCATTCCAACAGATGCGCACGATCGCCGATGATGTGAAAGCGCCAGTTGAGAATGTTGTCTCCGGACTGGAATCGCTCATCGCCTCCGGCAAGTCCCTCGATGAGGCGATGTCGCTTCTTCCGAAAGTCGCAGCCGCCGCACAAGCTTCGGATTCCGAATTTGCTGCGATGGCGACGACTGCTGACGCCATCACAAGCTCATTCGGGATCGCGGCCGACCAAATGGGTGGAGCGTTCGACATCATCGCCAAGGCGGGCAAGGCCGGAAAGTTCGAGATGAAGGACATGGCGGCAGAGCTTCCGTCGCTTGCTCCGGCCTTCGCGGCGCTGGGCTATAAGGGTGAGGAAGGGCTGAAGAGGCTTGCGGCTGCGCTGCAGGTTGTGCGGATGGAAACCGGCACATCGGGTGAGGCGGCGACATCCTTTATGGATGTGCTCACGAAAATGAACTCGGTTACCGTGTCGAACAATTTCAAGAAGCAGTTTGGCATGGATATTCGCCGGGAAATGGAGAAGGCCAAGAAGACTGGTGAAGACACGCTTCTGGCTTTTATCCGTTTGTCGAAAGAGGCCATCGACGGGGACCTGTCGAAGATTCCTCTGTTGTTTACTGACAAGCAGATGCAGATCGCAATGCGTGCGCTGATCAATCGCACCGGCGAATTCACCGGTCAACTTGGGGCGCTCGGCAATGCGGCGGGTACGGTACAGGGCGACATCGACCGTCTCGCCACCAATACCCAGGCGAGCATCGACAAGATGGCCAACTCCTGGGATCGCTTGTACACGAGCATCGGCGGCACGATCGCGCCAGCGGTAAGCGCCGGATTCGATGCGATTTCCAATACGATCGAAAATCAGGCCGCAATGGATCGCGGCTTTGCAAAGATGGGCATGGGGTTCTTTGAAAGCCGCTTCTGGTCGATGATGAATGCAGGTAATCCGGAGGCGCTGAAAAGCGTTTTCTGGCTGGGTGGCGGAAGAACCGAAGACGACAAGAAGAAGATTGCCGGCTACCGGCAGTATGCCGATGGCCGCATCGGTGCAGATACCCCGAACCTGCCAGATGGTGTTTCCTATCAGGAAAGGGGTTTGCCTGAGACTGGCCCAGTGATCCGGACGCGGGATGGAAAGCTGATCTCTGTTTCAGAAACCGCTGCCGCATCTGTGCCGGTGCCGGCGGTCCGGCCATCTGAATTTGAAATGGCGTTGGCCGCCCAGGACGCGGCTCGCGAGGCGGCGCGGCAGGCTGCTCCTCGAATCTATGCGCCGTTCGCGGCTGGCGCGAGCCCAAGGGATGCGGAGCGGGCATCAATGCTGGCTTTGCGCTCTGATCCAAATGGCGTTGCAGATGCGATAGACGAGGGTGCAGCAGAGCGATTTCGGATCGCCATGAAGCAATCAGGAACAGACCTGGCCCAGGGCGGCAAGGATGCGGCTGAAGCGGTCAGGGCGTCCGGCGATGACATCGCGCGGGGCGGCTACGACGCTGCGGCGGCGATCCGCGATGCCGGTGCGTCGATCGCTTCTCAGATCCGGGAGGCGATCAGCGGCGCATTTGGGTCGGGTTCATCTGCGCCCGTTTCCGGCAATCGCGGTCGCACCATGCCGCAGGCCGGGCAGGCCGGAAGGGCGCAATAGAGATGGCAATGCGGGACTGGTCAAAGACATTGCGACGGGCGTCGTTCCGTGGCATTCCGTTCTGGGTCGACGCGGAAGAGCCGGAGGTGGGCCGCCGCGTGGTGGCGCATGAGATTTCCGGCGGCGAAGCCTCGTTGACCGAGGATATGGGCGCCAGGACGAAGACTATCTTTGTCGAGGCCTATGTGGCGGGCGACCTGGCAGACGTGGCCGGCCATGCGCTGGAGCGGGCCTGCGGTGCGCCCGGCGCATCGCTGCTGATCCTGCCGATGGATGCGGGCGAGGCGGCGCATTGCCTGTCCTGCTCGCGCAACCGGCGCAAGGACAGGAACGGCTTCATCGCCTATCGGCTGGAATTCATGCGGGCAGGTGGTGGCGTATCGTTTGCTGCCAGCGGGCTCGGACAGCTGCGCGCGGCGTTCGATGCGGGCGTTGCCGCAGTGTCAGCGCTGATCGCGGCGCAGTTGTGATCGGGATGAAGATGGAACAGGTTCTGACCATTCTTTCCGGGCTGTCGCGGGAGCTCATTCTCGATACCGACGACCTGGCGAGCGTGGACGCGCTGGCCGTGGCGGCGCAGGCGGGCGGAGACAGTGGTGTTGGGGCGCTGATGCAGCTGGCACGGCTGACCGGTGAGGCGGCTGCCGACGCCAATGCCGTGCCCGATGCGGTTGACCGGGTGCAGGACGAAACCCCGCTGTGGCGGCTCGTTGCCCTGGTGGTGGTCTGCTTTGCCGTGGTGCGCGCAGACTATCCGTCGCGGCATGATGCACAGGCGGCAAGGAGCGCGGTCAGCGCCCGGGCGGACATTGTGTTTGGTGAGGCCGGCATCTACGGGTCCGAGGCGATTGCCTGGCTGGTGTCGATGGCAGGTGTCGCCACGCTGTACCTGTCGCGGACCGCGGCGGAACGGGCTCCGGCGGTGCGGGTGGAGTCTGGCGTGTCGCTGCCTTCGACGCTGCTGGCCTATGATCTGTATGGCGATGCCGGTCGGGCTCACGAGCTTGTCGATCGGAACCGGGTGGCCACATCGCTGGTCATGCCGGTCAGCTTCGAAGCGGTGGCGCCGTGACGCTGGAAACGATTGTTTTTTCGGTCAACGGTCAGCCATTGCCGCACACATCCGCGACACTTGATCAATCGGCAGAGGAGGCGGTCCGCACCGCGCAGTTCGAAGTCGCATGGACCGGCGCAGGCATTCCCTGCGCACCGGATGACGAGGCGACGATCACTGTCTCCGGCTCATTGTGGGGCACAGGCTATGTGCGAGATGTGCGGCCCGGTCACGACGAGAGCAGCCGGACATATTCGGTGAGCTTCGTGTCGCGCACCTGCGACGCGACGGAATGCTCGATCGATCATCCGACCGGGCTCAAGCGCGAAGCAGATCTCGGCGACATCGCGAAGGAATTCGACGTGCTCGGGGTGGGCGTCGAGGTCAAGGCAAAGACGATCAAGAAGGCGGTGCACAAGGTGCGGCCAGGCGAGACGCTGTTCCAGACGTTGGAAACCGATGCTCGGGCCCAGGGCGTGCTGATCCACGACAGCCCGGAAGGAAAGCTTGTGCTGGCCGACAAGCCGGAAGGGCGTCATGCCGGCGCGCTTGTGCGGGGCGTCAACATCAAGAGCGCTTCGGCCAGCCTGTCGGGCGCAACGAGCTTCTCCAGCGTCAAGGTGCGCGGGCAGGCCTCGATCGGCATCAGTGCCTCGGCATTGCGGGCGGAGGCGGAGGCCAGGGGCACGGCGCGCCGGCGGCGGCCGCTGATCGTTCCATTCGAAGGCGAGGCCACATCCGAGCGGCTCAAGAAGCGGGCGACATGGGAAGCCAAGCGGGCGAGCGGCGAGGGCGTCACCTGCCAAATCACCGTTGCGGGTTTCCGCGACCAGGGCGGGCAATTGTGGAAAGCGAACTGGCTGGTCGAGGTCGCCGACGACTGGCTCGGTATTCGCCAGGACATGGTGATCGCCTCGGTCAAGCTGGAGCAGGGCAGCGGCGGCACCACGGCTACGCTGTCACTCAAGGATCCGCGTGCGCTTGGCGGCGACAATCCGCGCGGCAAGTCGAATGCGGCCTGGGGCGCGCCCGGTTCAACAAATGCAGACTACCGGGAAGGCTGAGAGATGTTTGACGGCAATCTGACGCGGTTCGAGCTCGACGGCACGGTGGAGCATCGCGAAGGCCAGCAGTTCGTCAACGGTAAGGGCTTATCCGGCGACAGCTTTGAGCGCGTGCACCGGATCGAGCCGCACGGTTTTGCCAGCAATCCGGTCAAGGGCGGGATCGGAGTGGCCATGTCGGCGCGGGGCAATCGTGACTCGGCCTATGTGTTCGGCGGCGAAAACCCGACAATGCGGCCCGATCTGGCCGCGGGTGGTGCCGCGATTTACGACCACACCGGCAACATCGTCTCGGTGGTGCAGAAGCACATGCGGATTGTGCATTCAGCCAAGGTGCACATCATCGCACCGGAGATCATTCTCGAAGGTGTGGTCTACCTCGGTGGCCCCGGCGCATCGCGTCCTGTCTCTGCGGAAGGGACGATCGATAGCGCAGGCGATACCGACGCCAGTAACTTTGCCGCCGGGGTGTTTGCGACATGAAGATCATTTCGCTTTCGCCCGCGGCCGAGCCGCTGCTCGATCCGGACCTGGTCTGGGACGGGCGTGTCGGCGACCTGGCGACGACGCCGATCGACGATCCGGTCAACCCGGGTGGGCTTCGCGCCACCCAGGCGCTGGCAACCGCCATCCTGATCTGTCTGATGACCGATGCCCGCGCCGAGGAAACAGAATTGCGCGACGGCGATGTAAATCGCGGCTGGCCAGGTGACAGTTTCGACCGCGATGCCGACGAGCCCACACTTGGCTCGAAGCTCTGGTTGCTGCGCCGGCGCTCGCTTACAGCGGATGTCGAGATCCTTGCCGAGGACTACACCCGTGCGGCGTTGCAAACGCTGGTCGACCAGGGTGCCGTGGCGCGGTTCGATGTGGCGGCTACGGCCGACCGGCCAAATTCACGACTTGTGCTTTCGATCGCAGCTTATGGCCGCGACGGAGGCCAGGTTCACGACCAGAAATATGCAGTTTTGTGGGAGCAGTTGAATGGCGTTTCCGATCCGCTCTCTGCTTGACCTCGCGCGGCGCACCGCTCGCTTTGCTCGCTGCCGCTGCGGAATGGCGCGGAACGATCCGCGGCGTCCGGTCGGAGGCTTGCTCGCCCTTCACATGGAGAACCGTTGATGGCCTTTCCCATCCGCTCGCTTGACGAGATTTCGGCCTCGGTGCGCGGGGCCATGCGGCAATATCTGCCGGGCACAGATGCCAGCCTCAAGCAGAATGTGCTTCGCGTCATCGGCAAGGTGCAGGCCCTGCTGGCGCATGAGTACGAACTGCGCCTGAACTGGATCTTTCGGCAGCTGTTCCTTTCGACGGCGACCAGCCCGGCGATCATTCGCCTGCATGCTGCCGAATACAGGGTCCTGCAGAAACCCGCGTCTGCGGCGTCCGGTGCGATCACGGGCACGGGCGAGCCTCACAAGTCCTATCCCGCCGGAGTACGCTTTGTCTCTTCCGGCGTCACCTATGTGACGATCGCGGGCTTCACGGCCAATGCCGCCGGCTTCTTCACCGCAAGCGTCCAGGCCGAAAGTTCGGGTGCCGCGACCAACCGCGACGCGGCCGCCGAGTTGCTGCTTGCCGACCCCGCGCTCTATCCGACACTGCCGACCACGGTGACGGTTGCGTCTGGCGGACTGGGCGGCGGCGCCGATATCGAGGCGATCGAGGATCTGCGCGCTCGAGCTCTCAAGCGCAAGGCTTCTCCGCCGCAGGGTGGAACATTGCCCGATTATGAAAACTGGGCGCTGGAAGTGCCCGGCGTGGTCACCGCCTGGGCGGCCAATTTCGCGAACGGCAGCGGTACGGTCGGCGTCTGGATCCTGTTCGACGGTCGGGTAAACGGCATTCCGGAGCCTGGCGACCTGGCCGCCGTTGACACCTATATCGAAGGCCTGCGGCTGGTGCGCGCTGCGTATTACACCGTGGCTCCGGTGGCAAAGCCGGTCGATCTGACAATTAGCCTGTCGCCCGACACATCCGCAAATCGAACGGCCGTGACCGAGGCCTTGACGACATTCTTCGACGCGACGCTCAAGAACACGCGGCTGCGTCCGGGGCTGCCCGACAATCCGTTCACTCTGCCAATCGCATGGATATCGGAGGTGATATCCACTGTTCCTGGCGAAAACAGCCATGTGCTCACCGTGCCGGCGGCGGGCCCCGTATTCCAGCCCGGCGAATTGCCGGTGCTCGGCACCATCAGCTGGACCTGACGCGATGTCGACATGGCACGTCAATGACGAGTGGACAGACTTTTTTGCGCCTGATGGCGGCCGCGTGCTTCTCGTCGATCCCGATGACGGCTTCCTGGCGCCCGACATTGATCCGCGCGACGCTCTCTCGGCGCCGACCGTCGAGGGGCTTCTGTTCTCCGGATTGGCGCTTTGGCCGCGCGGGTCTGCCTGGGGCACGCCGGACGGTGAGGCCCCATCCACCGCCAGCAGGATTGCTGGGCTGACGCGGGCGCTGCTGTCCACCTTCGTCGACCTCTACGCCAAGGCCTGGCGGCTGACCGAGGAATCGCGTGCGGCGTCGCTGATCGACAGCCTTGCAGAGTGGGAAACGGATTTTGGCCTGCCGTCGGACTGCGCGGGCAACAGCCAGAGCCTCGACGAACGCCTGGCAACGCTGCGCGCCCGGGTGGCGCGGCTCGCCACCATCACGCCGGCTGACGTTGTGCGGCTCGCGGCGCGCCTGGGCTATGTGGTTGCGCTCGAAGAACCGGAGGCATTTCTCTGCGGCGAGAGCGCCTGCCTGGGCCTGGGCGAGTTGTCGGGCGCGGCGCTTGACGGCCAGTGGGTGCTGCTTGTTCGCGATGCGCCGTTCACCCAGTTCGAAGCGGGCATCGGCGAAGCGGGCGCGGACCGCCTTCTCGACTTCGACCACGGCACACTCGAATGCGAAATCCGACGCATTGCGCCGGCCTGGACTGTGGTGGTCTTCAATTACGCAGAGCACCCGATCGCGCCGTATCTGGTCACCCAGAGCGGCGCGCGGATAGTGACTGAAACCGGCAAGGCGATTGTCATGCCGGTGCTTGCCTCTTCCCTCTGACACTGACGGAGACGTTCTCATGAAATATGTTCCACCTCTCGGCGAGGCGGCCGATGCCGCCTATGTCGACGGCAATCGCTCGGCAGGCACCAAGGGCTCGCTTGTGCCTGCTGCGGCGGTTGAGTACCCGCAACGCGAGATCGATCACGCCATTTCGTTCTTCGGCCTGACGCCGGTGAACGCCGATCTGCAGCAGCTGCGCAAGGCGATCGAGGCGGCCATCGCCGCAGCCACGGGCGGCGGCGACACGTCGCAATTCTTTCTGATCAGCCAGGCGCGCTCCCGGCTGAAATTCTTTCCGGAAATCGAGAGCGCCGACGGCAAGATGAACGTGACCAGCCCCTCGGCTGGCACTGTGCAGGTGCCGACATCGGTCACCTTCACCCATCGCGGCAGCTATCCGGTTTCCACCAGCGATTACATCGAGGATGACCGGACCTTCACTACGCTCGCCAACAAGACCTATCATCTGCGCTGGACGCCGGTGGGCGGCTTCGCCCTCGAGGATCTGGCCGACAGCGGCTACAATCCCTCGGTTCTGGCAGAGAACGACGCCGCGTTCGACAGCACCTATGACGACATGCTGATCGCTCGGGTTGTGACCAGTGCCGGCAACGTGGCGACGATCACCAATCTGGTGAACAAGGATCGGCTATTTGCCGAGGAGCGGATTGAACAAACTGTAACGGGCCCAAGCGTTCCCGGCGCTTATGTCGTCACTGCGACAAAAACAACCAATTGGGCTCGGGCACCAAAGGTCGCAGGCATCCGCGGCAATATTTCGGCGAATGCGACGAACCCCGCCGGCGCTCTCGACTCTACGTCTGGCTATCTGTCGAGCTACTCGAAAGATCGCTATTCGAGCACGGGAACAGTTACATCAGACTGGACATCAAGCCCGTCGCACACCGGCCTTGTTGGCTATGTCCATTTTGATCTGGTCGCATAGGTGATTCATGGTTGACACAATCACTATTGCGGGGCTGCCCGCGACGGCATCGCCGACCGTCGACCATTTGGTCCCCGCCATGAAAGACGGTGTGACCGTTTACTTGTCGGTTGCACAGATCGTTGGGCTTGCTCAATCCGCTATTTTGGACGGCGCGCCCGGCACGCTTGACACTTTGAACGAACTTGCGGCGGCTCTCGGCGATGATGAGAATTATGCGACGACGACAGCTGCGGCTCTTGCACTCAGGCTCCGTGTCGACGCTGATCAGTCCCTGACATCGGCTCAGAAGCTCCAGGGTCGCGCGAATATCGAGGCGGATACGCTGCCCGGGCATCTCTGGGGACTGACGCTCTCGAACAATGGTTCGGATGCGACCAACGACATCGACATTGCGGTCGGTTCGGCGGCGGACGGCACAGGGCTGCACCGTATGGTTCTTTCCGCGGTGCTCACCAAGCAGCTCGATGCGGCCTGGGCTGTAGGTACGGGCAATGGTGGCCTGGATACAGGATCAATCGCCAACGGCACCTATCACGTTTGGCTGATCCAGCGTTCGGACACTGGTGTCGTCGATGCGCTGTCTTCAACGTCTGCAACGGCGCCGACGATGCCGGCCAGCTACGACCGCAAAAGGCGGATCGGATCGATCATCCGCGCATCCGGTTCGATCCTCGGCTTTACCCAAATCGATGATCGCTTTTACCTGCATGCACATGTGACAGACGTGAACCTGACGCCGGCAAGTATGGCAAAAACGCTGAGAACTCTCACCGTGCCGTCAGGGGTTCGTATGGTCGCGATGCTGAATGCTGGTGTGCAGGTCACAAGTTCGGCGGATGGCCGGTTCAAGATCTATGAGCCTGACAGTACGGTGCCTCCGGCGCTGTCGATTAATGGCGGGATTTCCGGGCTGGCGACAGGGCAGGTGTGGTCATACATCGAGTGCCCAACGAACATCTCTGCGCAGGTTGCCACGATCAATCTGGCGACAACAAACGTGACTCTGTTCATGAACACAGTGGGTTGGATCGATAGCCTCAGAAGGGGTGCATAAATGCTTGACCTCGCAACAGCGAACCCAATGCCTGGGATGACTATCACAACCGCCGCCGATATCCCGGTAAAGCGGGATGCTTTGAAAACGGCAGTTTTCGGGCCGGCAGGAATTTCCGGTTACAGCGGCATGTTCGATGGTAACGCTCACGGCGGGGCTCCGTCAGGGCTCTATTTGAAGCCGATCGCGTCGACCTATTGGCTGAGCTTCAATATGGGCAAGACCAATGCCAATGAGGACATCATCTCGCGGACGCATACGACCACTTTCGCTGGCTCGACAAAGCTTCTGATCATCAATGGCGGGCATGGTCAGGCGTTTTTTCCGGCCGCTGTTGCGGCGGAAACGCGTCCCGGGATGGCCGCGATCTCGCAGGAAACGCAATGGATGGCGGAAGCCCTATCCGGTGGGTGTGATGTGATCCTTTCGTCCATGCCGTTCAATGGTGAAAATGCCTTCACCACCTCCTACTGTCCAAGCATGCCGTTCGCTCAGTCCAATACCAGCGTCCATGAGTGGCTTGGGCTCCAGACGACCAATATCGCGAGTGGATCTCCGCTCAAATATTTTCTGATCCCACCGCTGTCAGCGCTGAATACCGCAATCGAGAGCCGTGCGAATGCCGGGCTGCCCCCTTACGAAAAGATCTCCGTCATGGGGTACTCGGGCGGAGGATGGGCAACAACCGCGATGGCGGCGATCGACCCACGCATCACGCAAGCTTTTTCCGTCGCGGGGTCACTACCGATGGAGTATCGCGGATGGCACAGGCCGGATGGCGGCGATTGGGAACAGCGGTCCATGCCGGCCAGCTACTATGACCTCTACGCGATGAGCATCGGGGAGGTGGGCCGGAAAGCGTGGCTGATCCACAATGAGTTCGATCCCTGCTGTTTCCGGACAGCCAGCGTGCTGCCGTGGGCCAAGCCGTTCCTCGACCGCGTTGCGGTGTTGCCGGGGGAGATCAGCATTGTGTCTGAGACAGGGGCCGCGGCGCACACGATAAATCACGCAACCCGTCTCCTAATCATGGACGCCGTCAACAACTGAAGCTTGCCAATTAGGCGCGTTGAAAATAGACCCATTCAATCGCTCACCACCCAGATGGGATTGATTTTGGCTAAGGCCTTCAGACAGGACATTCAGGGGCTGCGTGCCGTCGCGGTCATCCTCGTCCTCGTGTTCCACGCCTTCCCGGAGTCGTTGCCCGGAGGCTTTGTTGGCGTCGATGTCTTCTTCGTTATCTCTGGATTTGTGATCACACAAAGCCTGGTGCGGGACATGGACCTCAACGGCGTGTCGGCCGGCCCCATGTTGGTAAGATTTTACGGCAAGCGGATCCGGCGCATTCTGCCGGCCCTTGCGGTTGTGCTGGTTGCCACGCTTGCAGCCGGATGGCTGATCTTGGTGCCATCCGATTATGCCGCTGTTGCAAAGAGTGCGCTCTACTCTGCGGCCGGTGCCGGAAATCTGTTTTTCTACTGGAATACAGGTTACTTCGATGCGGCGGCTGCGAAGCAACCTCTACTGCATATGTGGTCTCTCGGCGTAGAGGAGCAATTCTACTTGGTCTGGCCGCTCGCCCTGGCTTTGATCCTTGGGCTCACCGGCCGGAAGCGGCATCTCGCCGCGGGCGCCATCGCAGTATTGATCATGTCGGTGTTTGTCTACAGCGCTGGCGTCGTCGCGGAGAATCCGAAGGCCGGGTTCTATCTGCCTCTACCGAGAGCGTGGGAACTGGGCGTGGGGTCTTTGCTCGCTTTCGTGCCTGCGATCAGATGGCGCTGGGTTTCGGAGATCCTGGGTTTCAGCGGCTTGTCGCTTATCCTTTGGGCGGGTCTTACGCTTGAGGCTGGAGAGACATCGACAGGATGGCCTATGGTCCCTGCGATCTTGGGGGCATCGATGCTGATATGGCCCAAGACTGACACCTGGGCGGGCCGCCTACTGGAGATAGCCATCTTGCGCGGGATGGGTGCGATCTCCTATTCACTTTATCTTTGGCATTGGCCGATGCTTGTCTATGCCGCCCTCATTGGGATGGACTCTCCTGCTGAGCGCGTCGTCAATCTGCTCGCCAGCGTAGCCCTCGCCACATTGACCTATGTTTTGATCGAGAGGCCATCACTGCATTTTCGTTGGTGGAGTATGGCCGTACCGGGAGCAATCTCGGGTACGGCGGTTGCGGCAGCCTTCGCCGGCGCAGTGGTGCTGACCGGTGGGATGCCACTGAGATATCCGCCGGATATCCGTCCGGTCTTGGCCCTTGGCGATTACGATTATAGCCAGAAGACGCGGTATCCGACCTGCTGGTTGACGGGCGATATGGGCTTTGCTTCCTATGATCAGGATTGCTCGATCGGCCAAGTGCTGATTTGGGGGGATTCGCACGCGGCAATGCTTTCGCCTGGTATGCGCTCGAAACTTGGTGATGTTGCCCAGTACACGCGCAGCGGTTGTCTGCCCATCATCGCGGATGGGGACGACCCTTGCTTTGTCGGCAACAGGGCCATCCTCAATAAAATCCGAGAGATCAGGCCAAAGACCGTTGTGCTTTATGCAGCATGGCTCAATCATCCGGTCGAGTGGCAGACCGGATGGCCAGACGAGGCGGCCTTTCGGAAGACAATAAGATCTCTGTTCGGTGCCGGCGTTCAAGAGGTCAAGGTTATCGGTCCGACACCAAACTGGGATCCCTCGCTGCCATCAGCCGTTCTTGATTACTGGAATGCCAATGGCAGTTTGCCAGACAGGCTGCCACCATCCGCAAAACCGTATGAAGCCGTCGACAATGTTCTGCGGCGCATCGCTGGCGAGGAGGGGGCAATTTTTCTGTCAGCCTATCGAGCCCTGTGCGAGACACGGGGGTGCCGGACCCATACCGAGAATTCGGTCTCGGACCTGATCATCTGGGATTATGGGCATTTGACGTGGCAGGGCGCAGACTATCTGGCTGATAAGCTTTTCTGACACCGCTTAGGGCAGGCAAGAAGCCGGCGGGATAAAACACCCGTCTCCTCGCCCGCGGCAGCTAGGTACAAAAGAAGGACATCGTCATGACTTTTGAACAGTGGCTCCAGAGCCGGCTGACGGCGCACGGCTATCCAGTCGGGCCTGTTGGCGGCGCATTCGGCGCGAAAAGCCGCGCCGCGCTCGTTGAGTTTCAGCGGGCAAATAGCCTCAAGCCTAGCGGCATGGCGGATGCGGCAACTGTTGCCGCGCTCAAGGCCAACCCGGTGGGCGAGGCGCGGCCGGTGGCTTCCGCGCCTGCCGAGCGGATGCCGCCGTGGATGGCGGAGATGTACCGCCGCAAGGGGCTGCACGAGACCCGCGACAATGGCGCGCTGTCTTCGTGGCTGCGCATCGGCAAGTTCCTGGGCAATCCCGCGAAGCTGCCCTGGTGCGGCGACGCGGTGGAGACAGCGATTGTCAAGACCATGCCCGACGAGCCGGTGCCGGATAATCCTTTCTGGGCCCAGGGGTGGGCCAGGTTCGGCGATCTTGCTGGCCCCACCGATATCGGCGCCATCGGCGTGATCCGCTGGTCGGCCCGGGCCGGGCATGTCGGCATCGTCGCTGGATATGACGCGGCGCAGCGGCGGGTGCTGCTTCTGGGTGGCAACCAGTCCGACGCGATCACGCTGTCCTGGTTCCCGCTGTCGAAGTTCATCGCGTTTCGCTGGCCGTCGACCTTTCCGCGCAGGGCCTATCCGGCGCTCGACGCCAAGGGAAACAGCGGCAGCCTCGCGGGGACGCGCTGATGCTTGTCCATGTTCTGCGTCTGCTCGGGGTTGCGCCGCGCGTGACGGGCAAGTCCGGCAAGCGAGAGGCGGCCTGGCTGGTGTTTGCCTGCGCTGTCGCTCTGACGGTTCTGGCGATGTGGACCGGTGTCGAGATGGTCAGCGCCATGACGGCGCTGCTCATGGTCATATGGCCTGCTGCGCTGGGTCTTCTGGGCGCGGCCTACAAGCTGGAGTTCGACAAGGTCAGGGCCGATCGGTCGGCCGTCTTGCCGGAAGGAGGGTCGGAAGGGTGGCCCGAAGACATCGCGCCGCCGGAGCGCCCGGACGGGGAGCCCTCGCCATGATTACGGCCGTCATTCGCATGATCGGTCTCCCGGCCTGCCTCGTCATCCTGCTGCTCGCCTATTACGAGGGCGTGCCGGGTGCAAGCCGGATACCCTTTCTCTCATCGGTTCCGATCGTCGGAAACCTCGCCACCGGTCGGGTCCATTCTTATGCCGCCGACCAGGTGCGCCGCGCGACAGCCGATCTTGTCGCGAGGTCCGAGTTGGCTGCGGTGCGGGCCCAGCTTGCGCGCGAGCAGGCGTTGCGGCGTATCGCCAGCGAGGCGGAGATCGAGGCGCGGGAACGCGCCCGTAACGCGCTCAGGGCGAAAGGCCTTGCCGAGCGGGAGCTTGACGTGCGGATTGCGGCCGATTCCGGGGCTGACGGCGCAGTGTGGACAGAAGGGGATCTCGAATGGCTCGCTCGATGATTGTCGCCCTCGCGCTGCTCGCTGGCACTATGACGGCCAGTGCGTGCCAGTCGGCCGGCGAACGCCTGGCCGCGGCTGCCCGCACCCAGGGCGAGGTGAATGCGAGGGCGCCAGAAGTCATCGCGCCCGAAGCCTGCACCGCGCACATGGAGCGCGTGGTTCCGAGGGTGGGCGAGAAGGCGCGATGGACCCAGAAGCGCTGGGAGATCGTCGCCGACAACCGTGATCGCCAGGCGGACGATTGCGGTGAGTGGATTGAGGACATTCTTGCAGCAAGGGGCGCGCAATGATCGACTGGACAATCACCGCGGGCAACGTGCTGACAATCATCACGCTTGCCATCGGCGCCCTGGCCGCGTTCTTCTCGCTGCGCGGCCGGCTCGACCTGACGCAATCGAAGGCGCGCGAGGCGTTCGATATCGCCAAGATGGCGCGCGATGAGTTGCAGCGGTTCCAGATTGACGTGACCAAACACTACATCCGGTCCGAGGCGCTGGAGAAGATCGAGGCGGCGGCGATCGTGCGCGAAACGCGGATCCTGACCACGCTCGAGACGCTGGGCGAACGTATTGACCGGCTGGTCGACCGCATGGATCGCGGATCGCTGCCGCGGCGCCGCTCGAACAGTTCGCAGACATAGGCGGCACACCATGCCAGCAAAGAGACTGACCGACGCCGAGATCCTGCGGCGGGTGAAGCTGTGGGAATCCCACGGTTGCAGCTATAACGCCGCCGCGGCATCCATTGGCAAGCGGCACCAGTTCATTTCAAGCGCGATCGAGCAGGCCCGCCATCGCGGCCTGATCGCGGCGGATGGCGCCGCGCCAGGCGCTGCAGCGCCACCCGAACGCACCGCCCTTGCCAAAGCCAAGGCAGCACCGCGCAAGCGCGCGATCTGGCTGCTCACCGCCGCTCAGGATGAAACCCCGCTGCACCGCCCGTTCTGGGGCAACCTGGTAGCCTATGCCGAGCACCTGGGCGCCAGCGTCATGGTCGGCGGCTTCACCTATCAAAAGGGCCTGTTCGAGGACCATTCGGTGCGCACCGGCATTTTTTCGCCGGAGGTCGAGCCGTTCCTGCAGCCGGCCGTCATCGATCTCGCACCTGGCCTTGTCTGGTATGGCCGCGCCAATATCCTGCCCACCGCATCTGATCCGCTGTCGGGCTGGGACACCCAGACGCGCGGCAAATGGATGGTCGCACCGCACGCAAAAATCGCGCTCAAGAGCGTGGCCACCATGCCGGGCACGCGGCCAAAGCAGATCATGACCACGGGTGTGGCCACGGTCGAGAATTATGTGCAGCGCAATGCCGGCCAGAAGGCCGAGTTCCATCACACCATCGGCGCCACGATCGTCGAGGTGGCCCCCGACGGCGCGTTCTGGTGCCGCCAGATCGCCGCCCTTGCCGATGGGTCGTTTCAGGATCTCGACTGCGTCGTGGCAAACGGCAAGGTGACCACCGGCCACCGGGTCGAGGCGATCACCTTCGGCGATCTTCATGCCGAGCAGATCGACCAGGCTTGTGCGCGCGGCGCCCTGGGCCTGGCGCCCGGCGATGACACGGTGATGGCTGGCGCAATGCTTGACGCCATGAAGCCGCGCGCGTGGTTCATCCATGACAGCTATGATTTCACGGCCCGGTCGCATCACACCCGCAACGATCCGCATGAACGGGCCCGGCGTATCGCCGAGGGTCACGACGACGTGCGCGCGGCCCTTGCTGGCGTGGCGGCCTATCTGGCCCGCCTGCGCCGGCCGTTCGGCGAGATGGTGCATGTGGCCTCCAATCACAACATGCACCTCGACACCTGGCTCAAGGATTACCGGGCGGCCGGCGACGCGGTGAATGCGGGCTACTGGCACGCGCTCAATGCCGCCTGGCATGAGGCGATCGCCGCCGGCGCATCGAGCCGCTGGCTGATCCATGAATATGCGCTGCGCAATCTCGCGGCCGATCGGCTCGAGGGCGTGCGGTTCCTGTCCGAAGGCGAAAGCTATGTCGTCTGCCAGGGCGTGGGCCCGGTCGAGTGCGGCCTGCATGGCCATGTCGGCCCGCGTGGCGCCCGCGGCTCGCTGCCCTCGCTGGCCCGCATCGTCGAGCGCGTCAATATTGGCCACGGCCACGGACCCGGCATCCGCGAAGGCACCTATATGGCCGGCACACTGTCGCGCCGCGATGCGGCCTGGGCCAACAAGGGCCCCGGCGACTGGCAACCGGCGAGCACTTTCACCTATCCGAACGGCAAGCGCAGCCTTGTGACGCAATGGGATGACGGCAGATGGAGGCTGACATGAATCGCGCGAAGATCCTCGATACGGCAAAGGCCACGGTGACGGTCGACCGGGCCGCCACGCATGGCAACGCCGAGGACAGTTTTTGCGAGATTGCTGGGCACTGGACATGGTGGCTGCAGTCCAAATTGAAACCCGGCGAGGCGCTGTACGCTTATGATGTCGCCCAGATGATGGTCGGATTCAAGCAGGCGAGGGGGAAGGCGAACCGAAAACACGCGGACAACTTTGTTGACCAGGCCGGTTATTCATCGCTGGCTGGTGAGATCGCCTTGCGCGAGAAATAGCCGCGCCCGTCATATGCGCAGGGCTCTGCCATGTGTGTGCATCATGCAAGAGGCTGGCGACATTCTGGCGGCACTGGAATTGCTCGAAGAGAAGGGCGTTATCACCCTGTTCGAGTGCTATGAATACAAGAACAAAAAGCTTCCAAAACTCCACAAGTTTTTGCAATCACAATAGGGACTTGTGATAGTATGGTAGGCAATAAAGGGGTGCTGGAATGACTATGTGGCTGTCAATGGGGTTCTCGCTTCTTGCGTTCGCACTCACTTGGGCGTTGCTGCGCTATGCGGAGAAAGCGGCGGCTTGACTGCGTGACCGATCACATACCAGCCAAAAGCCTTTCCAATCGTGGAGAGCAGGCCACGGGGTATGTACTTGAAATACCGGTGCACGAACCAGATCGACGGAAGTTCTTCCCAAACAAGTTTGCGCACCTTGATTGACCGGACCTCAAGGCCGGCATCCTGCAATAGCCTTCGCACCTCCGAACGCGAGTAGACGTTGACAATAGGCGTCTCTCCGGTCTCGTTGTACTCGATGCGGGATAGGCGTTCTTTCAGGGTTTCGCGGCGCCAGCCACCATGGATTATCTGATACCAGATGGCGAGCGTGACCCGGTAGAACACTGAGTTCTTATGATAAAGAATGACGTAGAAGTCACCTCCGGGCTTTAGGACGCGGGCAACTTCGGAGAATGCCGTTTCAATGCTCGGCACATGATGGAGAACGCCGTTTGAATAGACTGCATCAAAGGCACCGTCATCGAAGGAAAGACTTTCCGCATCACCTTGCCGGACATCTGGAGTATAGCCGAACAGCGCCATGTGCTGCCGGGCTCTCTCCGGATTTTCAGGCGTAATGTCGATGCCCGTGTATCTGGCATCGACGCGCATGAACGCATAAGTATCAAAGCCAGCACCGAAGCCGATCTCAAGGACACGCTTACCGGCCATGGTGTGAAACGGCACCACTTCTGGAAGCCACGGTTGCTCGTACTCTTCCCGGTATTTTAGCGCTCGATCAAAAAACTCCTTTGTACCGGGTGCTGCCCCCTTGGCCGAAGTAGTTCCGGCAGGCGAGTTGCCCCAGGTCTTTTGCGCCGTGAGTTTTCCGTCTTGTTTTTCCATTGTGCCGCCTCTCGCCATAAGTGCGACACCATATCCGCACCATCGTCTCGGCTGCAAGCGGCTGGTCGACACCAAATGGACCTTGATGAGCGATCTAGCCCCGACCAGGATATGCGGCCAGAACAGCGCGTGAACATTGCGTGGGACTTTGCGTGGGACTTTTTACCGTCATTTTCCCACTGTAGCGGTTTTTTCCGGTTTTTCCGATTGATGGGTGATTTTGCCCTTGCCCGCAAAACCTTGATGTTCTAAGGCCTTTCACCAGTCGGAGCGTAGCGCAGCCCGGTAGCGCACTTGTCTGGGGGACAAGGGGTCGTGGGTTCGAATCCCGCCGCTCCGACCATTTTCAAAAATGTCTGATTGCCTTGACCGGCGCGGCCTGCTGGCGCTGCCGGCAATTGCCGCGCATCAAGCTCAGGCGGGCAGGGGGCTTGCGTGTATCCGGGCCTCGGCTCGCAGCCTTGACTGCCAGCGCATTTCCAGCGCGATGCATCCCCAGACGATCCCCATCAGCAGGTAGAAATGCCGCCAGTGGTCGGTGTCGATGACATTGCCGATGATCGTGTGGCC